GCTTTTTTTGCTACCTTATCCTGTATTTTTTGCTTAACCTCAGGAAGTTTCTCCTCCGGGACCATTTCTTTAATCTGCTCCTCAACAGATTTCTTATAGTCTCTAAATGCCTGATCTGATACCGTCAACGCGGTCGTGAGCAATGCATTGCGCTTGAGACTCTGATGCGTTCCAAATATAATGCATACCGCTGAACCTATAGTCGTGAGTACAACTGGTATATAATAAGGTGCCTTTATTTTGAACACCTCACCGGCTGTAAGCGGATCAGGATCGCCTGTCACCCACTTCTGTGAAGCCTCGTCCATGTATACTCGCTTACGGCTCTCCTGTACCTCCGCTAGCTTTGCTTCAGCTTTTTTGCTTGCATGAGCAGTCTGAAATATAGCGGTTACCATGCCTGCTATACCAACACCCACACTGAGCTCGGTGACATGCTGGGAAGCCAATCTACCAATGTTTGCAGCGATAGGCTTCAAAGTGTCAATTACGCTCATTTGAATTTCTCCTTTCAATTTCATCAATTAACATGCATTTGATGTCCTCGATCTCCTCAAGCATGTACCTACCATACTTTGTCGGATTGCGATCATCACCGTTCAACAACATCTCGTGTGTCTTTTGCACAATTAGCATCGGGTCGAGATCCGTGTCGATTAACCTCTGCATTACATATTTGCAGACAGATCTGTGATATGATCGTTCCATAACCTTATACTTAGGCCATATTTTATCAGGCGGAATCATCTGCGCATAATGATCCCTTAAGATTTTAAGTGCTTCTGCGCCGGTCATTGTCGCATCTCCTTTCAGAAAAGCTAAGAGAGCCTGTTACAGCTCTCCTGCTATTAAGTTGGTTGTCTTATCTGTGCTCTTTCTCCCACTCATCGAATCTCTCATCGATACGCTTCTGTGCTGTCTGCTGTGCATTTAATGTAGTCAGCACGGTACCAATGATACCGACGATCAGTGAAATTATTCCAAGCTTTGTCATAAGTTCTCACCTCCCTCATATAATAGTATGTTTTGCGCGCGAAGTATGTTCAATCTTCAGAAAAGCTAAGAGAGCCTGTTACAGCTCTCCTGCTATTGAGTTACTTCTTGAATGCATCTTTGATGTTCTCAACTGAATCGTATATAGCCTCTGAGTCCTTGCTCCATTCGTCTGGATATTTAGTGCTGCAACGTGCCGCGGCTATAAGTCCGCGTACCACGCCTGCACAATAGCCTATACCAGCCGCACAGATGAATAAAATCATACCTATTACTTTCTTCATGTTAAAAACCTCCAAATAATATATTTTGAGTTTCCTCATAAGAGAGCGTGTTTTTTACGCGAATCAATAGGTTATGATCGTGCATTCCATGCCATCGCCGAGCTTAGTAGCAGTCTGTTCCATGCGATATGGAATCCTGTATCTCCGACATATTTCAGCCATGGCGTTACTCATAAGCTTTACTACCGACGGCATTGCCTCGAAGTATTTTTCTGTGATCATATCATAGTAGAGCTCGGAAGACTCGTAAGCAATTTTATAGTGTGAAGTTTTTGTCTCAAGTTTCGTATGTGGTCTTAAGGGCCCTTTCTTATCGTTTTTTATGACGGAAACAATTGTTGCCTGGAGACCATTTATCACAGCAATAGTAGTTACAACAAGCTCTTTTCCGTCTCCGTACTCACGGGTCATATATAATACATTGTTCATTTCAATCCTCCTGTATAATATAATCTGGATTGCGCCTACAAAGCATTATCAGATACTCAGCACGTCTATTTATGCTCTTTACATTTGTAGGCAAATTTGAGCCAGTGGAATGATCGAATCCTTTGAATACATCCGCGTACTCTACCTGTGCTGCTATATCAGGATATTCAGTCTGCAGATCCTCCAATTCAGACGCCCATTTTGACCAAGTAGCATCTGAAATAAGATTCTCATTGTATCCATAATAAATAACTGAGTGTGTCCAGACCTGCAATCTTCGCCTGTGGATCAATTTGGCTATCTCTTCTCTTGACATTATAACTCCTTTCAGAAAAGCTAAGAGAGCCTGTTACAGCTCTCCTGCTATTCTCAGCATCCTTATTTCTTAAATATGCTAGTGAATATGTGCTTAAAGGTGCTCGAACAAATCGAGCCCGTTTGCTCAAATATAAACCCCTGTCTGATCCACTCCTGTTTCTTAATAAACTCCGCGACCCCAAGGGCTAATCCGCCGACACTGACACCAGTAGTAATACTATTGATGATTGTATCGCGCTTAACCTTGGACTTTTCAGCCTCCGCATCATCACGACTCTTCTCATAGTCCGTTACCGCCTTTGTCAGATCAGCAATGCCCTTGGACATCTTTGCATAATCATCAGGTCCAAGATTCATATCAGGCAGCTCTTTTGTCTGTCTTTCGATTTCCTCTCTGATCACCTTGCTAAATTCGTCCATATTTACATCTTCCTTTCAAAAAATATTGGGATGCTCTCCCATAAAACAGGTTGATTTTATCGCGAAAAAAAACTAAGACCCCATGTATTTCTACATAGAGTCTTATTCTGATTATTTATGAATATATGCGATTACGTCAGCATACTTATTAGGTCTAAGTCCCATCATACGGAATCCGGTGCAGAATATCGAATACCCAATCTTACCAATTATATTTAAATCAGTAAACTCATCGGCTTTCCAAAATCCACCCAGGACCCACAATTTGGACCCAATTATGCCAAGTATATGACCAATACATTTTTTCATATTATCACCTCCTCATATAATAGTATGTTTCAGTCGCGACTCACTTTGAGTATCACCTTGTTTGTGTTCTCGAACTGGGCTGGCGAATCGGCATCAATTTCAATACTGAACATGTCTTTGTTAGGGTCTTTAGTGTTAACATGAAGCACACCAAATCTGACCTTTGTACCAAGACCAGAAATCACTACCGTGAGAGCCATACCGCATGCAAGTCCCATCGACCATATGATAACGGCTACTATGTAGAATGTCATTTTGATCACCTCCTTTCAGAAAAAGCTAAGAGAGCCTGTTACAGGCTCTCCTGCGTTGAGTTCATTCGATTACCTTATCGATGTCGTCATCACTTTCAAGTTTAGCAGAATGATCACGCAGCTGTATGAGACTAAACACACATCCAATAATCGGTAACATAATTACCGCATAGATGATGGTGTCCTTTACAGTTATCTGATGATTCATAAACTTCATAAACTTTTCTTTCATAATAAAAACCTCCAATAATATAGTTTCGGATTTCTCCTCATAAAAGAGTGTGTTTATTACGCGAGAAAAAGGAAGAGCGCTTGTTATCGCGCTCCTGCCTGTTCGAGGATTGTCTCTCTTACAAAATCGAGTTCTTCCATCATTTCTTTCTTAAGTCTTTCTGCTCTCACCCAATTTACTACGTACATGATTCCTGCTACAATTCCTGAAATTACAGCTGCCACGCCCATAACAATTGTTGCTACCTTAAAAACCTTTTTCATAATAAAACACTCCAAATTATATTTTAGGATTTCTCCTCATAAAGGAGCATGTAATTTACGCGAAATGCTAAGAGAGCCTGTTACAGCTCTCGTTCGCTCTCAATTACAAATTTTGTCATACCATATGTCAATAACTTCTTTTACATAGTCCGTGCTTACATCATATTTCACGGCGATATCCTCTATTGAATATCCGTCGTGATACATGTAACAAACATCTTCCATAAAATTTTTCATTGCTGACATTTTGATCAACTCCTTTCATAAGAGAGCGTGATTTTGTCGCGACAAAATTTAGAGGCCATGTTTCCACAGCCTCATAGAATTACTTGTCTAAATCATCGGAATCCCAATCATATTTTGAGATCGCAATGAAAGCGGCTCCCGTAAGTACCGCCTGAATTGGCCATATCCATGGCCCGTGTAGTAAGTGCCATGAAAGTACCATGGCCCCTCCACTAACCCAGAATATGATCGTTTTCATTGCGATCTTCCAGAAATCGTTTTTGTACCTTTCCCAAATTTTCTTCATAATAAATTCCTCCTTTATTTAGTTGAGTTTCCTCATAATAGGAGATGTTCGGTACGCGAAAAGCTAAGACTCCATGTATTTCTACACAGAGTCTGTCGCTCTTATTTTCGGAATATTGTCTTAAGAAATCTCCTCAGCCCAACATGCTGATAAAGTTCGTAAAGTATCTCATCAATATTATGTTCGACCTCATTGGGACTTAACTTGAGATCCGTTGCAATACTTTTAATACTGCGTCTCTCCATAAGTCCTAATAATATCTTACCATTTTGATGAGATATCTTCTCTCTCTTTTCAGCTGTTAACGCCCATTTTTCTATAAACATATAAACACATCCTTTCATTAAATAGAATGTTTTATGCGCGAAAAAGAAGAGAGCTTGTTAGCTCTCTTTATTGTTGTTAAAAAACATGTCCTTAATTACATATAGTAATGTAATCATTCCTAACAATACCTCCGGGATAGTAGAATCTATTGCCGATGCAATAAACGCAGCTATTCCTATAATTCCTATTGTTATTATTAAAATCATTACCTTCGCTTTTGTTGACATATAAATCAACCCCTTTCATTAGAGGGTATGTTTTTGTCGCGAAAAGCTAAGAGCCCTAGATTTCTCTAAGACTCTCGTTTGAGTTTACTCATTTAATACTTTTAAACATTGATTCGGCTGCCTTATTATATATCACTGCCAATTTGCGCTTACGCCACATACGCTTTTTGTAAAAATCATTCATATAAAGTGCCATAGTAGCTTGCAAAAGCATCCCGGAATCTTCCGTAATGTTAGCAGCCACCAAACAACCTTTAAGAAATTTATTACTCTTTCTAAGTGTTCTGTAAGCCTTAATGCGTTCAAACATAATAATTACCTCCAATAAATTAATTTGAGTTTCCTCATAAGAGAGCGTGATTTTGTCGCGACAAAAATTAGAGGCCATGTTTCCACAGCCTCATAGAGTTACTTGTCTTTTTTCTTAAAGATCGCTTTAATCAGCATAACAAGTATAAATATCCCGATCACAATATCTGCAATCGGTAACAACAGTAATCCTCCTCCTGAAATCAGGACAATGACTCCTACTGTCACCACAATTAATAATGCAATCATGACAATACAAAATGTTATCATAAATCGTACCTCCTATAAAGTAGTTTTAAGATTTTCTCTCATAATACAGGATGTTTCCCACGCGACGGAAAAAAGCTAAGAGAGCTTGTTACAGCTCTCTTGCGTTGTTACTTGTTCGTTATCTCTTTCATCTTTTCTTTGATTCTTTTATCGATTTTCTCTTCCATTTCTGCTCTAAGCATGTACTGGAATACGTATCGGCTGTTTGTTCTCACATTAAAGAACTCCTCAGTTCCCTGCCGTCTCAGAGGATTCGTTTTAATCCAGAGTTTTTTCACCCCGGTTTCCGCAACCTCCTGATGACAAAGATCCATAAGCTCGTTAAAGTGCTGAACTAGCCATTCGCCATTTCTTTCCCATTCATACATAAGCATATTTTTCTTTTTCATAATAAAACCTCCATAAAATTTGATTGAGATTTCTCTCATAAGAGACCGTGTTTATTACGCGAAAAAGCTAAGAGAGCCTGTTAGCTCTCCTGCTTGTTTTCGTCATCCTTACATACTTCGCTGTAGAATAATACTGCGCCACCAGCCATTATTGATATGCCTAATATAAGTGCAAGTATAGCAATTCCAACGCATCCGCAACATCCTAAAATGAAGCTAATGGTTATCATGCCTGCTCCTACAAACATATTAAGTCCGCCTAATAATTGCTTTAACATAATAAAATCCTCCTTTAAAATTTGTAATAAATTACTCTTCATAAAGGAGTATGTAATCAACGCGAAAAAAAAGAGTCCATGTAATAGTGAAGTGGCTCAGCAAACACGCCAAGCCACTAAACCATTTTGATCATTTAGACTTATTACCGTCACCGTCGTAGTAATCCATACGATCGTGATACTGCTGTGTGCTTATACCCAGAATTATACCCAGGAACGCATCAATAGCAGTAATTGTACCTACCACCTGCTCGCCATAGGGAAGGTCCCAAATCTGTGCAAGTGCGAAGTACAATGTGCCGAGTGCAGGGAGCAGATACTGTGCAACCCACTTGAGTGCATCATATACCTTGTTACTCATCTGCTTTTTCCTCCTTTGGCGGGTGCGCCACTATATTGAGTTTAACATCTACCTCGTCCATGACCCTTTTAGCAGAGCCATTACCACCCATTTTCTGATAGGGCACGTAGAGGTAGTCATGAAGATTTTCATACTCATCTCGAGTAATCCAATCCCCTCTCTCAAGATATGACATGCCCAGATATAATATTCGATCATGTGCAAGACCAACGAGCATCTGATTCTTGACGTCTTTCATATCGGCAATTTTCGTAAAAAATGCCCAAAGACCGCTTGATGCCAGCACTGAGCACACAATCGTTATAATTGATTCAACGCCCAAGTTTATACCCCTCCTTAAGATATCAACCTTTCCAGTTCGCCGGGGATCCATCTCCAAGCGTAATCGCCGTCTACAGTATAAGCTATTTTGAATAATTGCTCGCCATAGTCAGCGATGAAGTTGCAGACCCATTCCTCAGCCTCAATCCAATACTCAGGTTTTACCATTTGATGTATATCAGCGAGTAAGTTGAAGCTGATCATAGCACAATGCCCCAGCTCATGGATCAATACGTGGGTAAAGAAGCCACCAGTCAGTTCGCTCGACATATAAATGGTATATGTAGCGGGGTCTGTAGTAGCAACTGTCAGTCTACCTGTACGATCCACAAGTTGAGGATTAGTTGGGTGTACAATTACAATACGCCACAAATCCCCGTTAAGGTAAAAGGTATTCATGGCGAGAATAATTTAGACGATCATATTTTTAGCCGTAGGATTATTCGCGATCTGCGGATTACGACTCAGGAGAGTCATGGCAAAATTGATCATGTTATTCATTTTGAGCGCCATCCTTCCTGGGAGCATTATCGGTGTTGAACTTAGGCTTGTATCCTGTAGCACGCTTCTGCGCCTTCTCTATACGGTCAAGACGTGCCAGAACATCGCTTTGAAACTTACTTTGAGTTGATATATCGTTTGAGTTTGAATTTGAAACCGGCTCATTTTGTACCTCAGGAACAAATGTTATAGTCTTAATTGCCCCGTTAGCTGTCCATGCTTTGGCATAGATTTTTGAATAGTCATTCGTTGGGAACAGACTTACACTACCGTCCATAGGTATCTCATTGGGCGTAATCTCGTTTTCATTGTTCACGACACGTCCGCCCATACCAGTAACGTTAGGACGCTGCATAGTTTGCTGCATCTGGTTAACTGGCAGCTGATTGGGCATAACCGGATAGTAAGGGTTATAGTAGTTACCATAAGGATTTTGACCATTGTTCATCATAATAATGACTCCTTTCATGATGTTAAATTATGTTTGACTCAGAAGATTAGCGCATAGTGCACTGGACTCACCTCCACACAACCTCAAAACTGTAAAGATGTGCTTGTATTTATCAAACAACAGTTATTACTGCTGGTCGATAGCTTTGTTAGAAATCCAACCACCGAGAGAGGGCACGTAGACCCATCCGGTGGCAACGTTAAGTTCCTGCCCGCCCTTAACCTGCGTAATGGCAGTGGAATCAGCGGAAGGAAGCTTGCGAATATTCCAGTTACCCTTCTTGATCGTTACCTTTTTGCAGTTCATTTTGATTGTTTTAGAACTGATTCCGATAGCAGAAGGGGTACCGGGCTTGTCCGTGGTTTTGCCGTCAATTGTAATGCCAGGATTATCAGTATATGTAAGATAAGGGCACTTACCCCACCACTTCCAAGGTCTGAGTGCGAGCTTTGTCTTAACAACACCGTACTCGTGACCTCTCGCTTCGATGACTTCACCACCGCCGATATAAACTCCCACGTGACCACTCATGAATACGAGTACACCAGGAATGTCAGGCATAGTAGATATACCGCCCCTCTCGGAACAGTTAGCCCGCATCATATTTGCAGACACGTCCTGCGAGCTGTTATACTTGGGCGTAGATGTAGGGGTGTCCGACCAGAGATACCCCTTAATCAGACCTACACAATCGTGGACTCTTTTGCCGTACTGGGAGGGGAAGTTATTGTAAGCAGTCCCTTCCCATTTATAGAACGTAGGCCACTGTTTCTTCTTGGAAACGTACAGGGCTTCCGTTCCGATCTGACCGAATGTGCCATACCAATAGGGGAGACCCAACTGAGCCTTGGCGTATGCGACCAGACCGTAGTTTGTCTTAACCATTTTGAATTTCTCCTTATTCAGTAATTTCATCGTATGTCTTTTCAAAGATGTCAGGTTTGCAGGGGTATTTTTCGCCGTTAACCCCGGTGATAATATAGTCACCAACAGAAGCCGTCATATCACCTTCAAGAGTGTGAATTATGATCTCTTTGTCAGTCTGATACGCTTCTACCACGACTGGCTTTTTGCGATACTTCTTTGCGATCGGATGATCAATGCACATTGTATTACCTCCTTTCATTATACTTTAAGTGCATAATTACCAGTTATGCCTATATACGTATCTTCATTGATAGTGAATACACTGCCTCTGGAAGGGCTCTGCATTCCGCCGTCAAGTGACATGATGTGATTTGTTATCACGCCCGAAGCGGCGAATGTAAAGGGCTTAACGCAATATGATGCGAAATTTCCAACAGCTTCTTTTCCGTAATACTCAGAGCTGCCGCTTTTAGTGCCGTTTCCGGTGAACCAAATCAAGTATGAACCACTGGTATCTACCTCGATTCCAAGCTCGGTGCCATCGAACATATTCCCCGTATAAATGCCCATCATCCACGGCGTTGTTCCGCCTCCGACGCTGATTCCATCGACATCAGATGCAATATATAGAAATGGGTCATTGGTAAGCGGAACCGACTGCGTTGACCAAGCCGGAGATTGGTTGCCCGTTTTAGTCGAATAGGTGATATTAGAACCTGACACTTCGATTACAATTGGCTTGCTGTTGATGTTTTCGGCAAGGGGCGTAAGCGTGCAACCTTTTTCGGTATAAGATATGCTCGCGACCGTTGTGAGTAAATCTTCTACCGAGTGGAGCCAGCTCAGAATTTTAGTAATATAATTCGCCTCTGTGCGATCCTCTTTGCTCATGCCTAATGTGGGCTGATATTTGTAGAGTTTTCCCATTTTGATTTTCTCCTTTCTTAGAATTTAAAGCAAGTCTTAGTGGGCTGGTACATTTTTAACTGTCCCATTACCCAATCACCTCACTATCTGCAACTTCTACTGCTTCACCTATGGCATAAATCGGGAGAAGTATGCCCTCGAATGCAATTCCTCCTGTAACCAGCCCAGAACCGGAGGAAGATTTCTGAGCTAACTTAAAAGGGCTGGCTCCGTCGTCGGTCAGGATAATGCCAAACGTAGAAGGGCCTTTGAGATAGAATTTATTCTGACCACTGCGAATAGGGATACGGATTGCATCGCCCGCTGCAATAGTCAAATAGTTGCTATCGACTCCCGGGTCTACATCACTGTCGAGCATAACCTGAGCATCTTTATCAAGGTTTTTAATCCAAGCATAGCGAGGAAGTTTCTTAGGCTGTTCAATTGTTGAAACCTTTATATCATACTCTGATGGAATGATGATTGGAGTCGCAACGTTGAGAACAGTGATCGTGTTTATAACGTCTTTTAAGGAGATGTCGATAGTGATATCTCCAATATTAGTATCTGCCATAAATATCACTCCTTTTAATTAGGTGTTATCTGGTGATCGGGCACGTCCGACAAGTCGATGTCTATGGTGGTCTGTCTTAAAACTAGAGGTCCATTTTTTGTACTAACCCAACCAGTTGCCATATCAGCAGCAAATTCGTAGTCGCTAAGGTCAAAGTCGGGAGCAGTGGGTACTGACCTATGAAGTGCTATAGATGTAGGGACGTTATACTCTGTGCCCGTCGGATAATTCATCTCAACATCAATTCTTCTAAAATCTCCGTAACTATCAAGAACGGGGGTTACTGTAAATTTCGAATTGGGAACTTGTGAAAAATCATAGTATTCGACCGGATAATCGCCCGCATTTTGAATTGAGGGGTTGAATATCAAATCCAATGGTATTGCAAATCCAGTATCGGATATTTGAGTATTCTTTTGGAACCAGTGCTCATGACCATCGTCGACCACTTTATCCCAATGCGACAATGCATCGTTCAATGCTTCTTGTGCCGGCGGGAACAATCGATCAACAACATCGTTTATTCTAAGTGATAGACAATTCTCCGGAGTATACGGATCCGGACGCCACGGTATATCACCACCGCCAGACCAGCTTTGTGTGTCGTATACACTCGTACCGGAGCTATCGGAGGGTTTATACTTAAACGAATAACTCGATTCGCTATATGCAACTGATAGTATTGGAACATTCTCGACAATTCTCTTATCATAGGTTGCACTCACGGGATCATAATTGAAGTAAACATCTACACGGCTCACCGTTTTAACGATACGTGTGACATTGTAATGATAATCTTGGTCCGACGAGATCGCAGATATCGGGTATGCATTTCCTCGTATAGCCGGTTGTATATTGCGGAGTCCTTCATTGCTTATCATTATTGTATCGTTATTTTTTACAGCCAATTCTTTTGAGGGCCGTATATATCTAAAACGTTTAGCGTCTAACGTTTTGGCTTCCCAATAACTAAACGTGCTGCCCCCGAGTGTCAAATGTTTAGGGTCTGTAGTCATCGGATCGTAATCTACGCCTTCTCGTTGATAACATTTATAGTATCCAACCGGCGTCGCAGCTTTCAGCATATCGGATACATCCATTTTGCCACGTAATGTCTGATGGCCTAAACCCATATTATTATAAATGCTTAGGACAACTTTAGTAGTCTGTATTTGACCATTTTTTACACACATGTCGTATGGGACGACATTACCACTGGCATTAAATCGGCCGTCGTCAACGTATTGGGCTAGTGTATATGTCCAGTCTGGATCATCAGGCGCATATTGCAAATGGACTCTTTCAGCTTCCGCTTTAACTTCTTCGTATGGCGGATATATGTAATCCCAAACCTCGACACCATCAACATTTGTAAGGTTCGTGCCGAGATCCACAGTTTGAATATCCACATCAAATGATAATCCTTCATAATCGAAGTCAAAGTAAACCTGCTTAGAGGGTTCTGAGATATAGCCATAGTTGTTATACTTGTTGTATTCGCCAGTATATGGGTCAATCGTTCGATCAAAATGATCAACATTAAATGTCATCGATTCGCCGCTCTCGCCGATAACAAGACCTTTTCCCAATCGCATGACCTTAATGGTATAGGTACCCGCCGGCAATTTCATACTAACATACGTTCCTAAAGTATTCGTCAAAGTAGTACCTCGATAATACGCAGAACAATATATCAATGTGTCGCCGTTGTAAATGCCAATTATCGGACCATTATTTGCAGTATAAGGGATTCTAGAATAGTTATACTCAGAGCTCCCAGAAGAATTAGGATCGTAATTCGCATTTCGTCCAGTTCGATATCTAAAATAAATAGTGACATTTGTTTTCATTTCCTGATACTGTCGCCACGAATGGTATATGCCGTATTCGCTATAGGAATTATGCAGCGATATCAGGGATTGAAAAACTCGCCCTAAAAATTGTCTTCTGTTCATTTTGGATTACCCCACATAGAATCCACTGAATGAAACATATCCAGTATAGAGACCATCTTTATCGTAGAAATTTAGGGAATTAATCTGCTCATTTGGGGTCCCTTTATTACTAAATGAAACGCCAACTTTTAAGTCATAAGCATCATCTTTCCCAACATTATAGTGTTCAGTTATCAAACCGTTGTAATTGTCCACATCGGAATACTCAACAAGATCAGGCTTGGGTAATTCAACGATAGATGTCGATGACGTGGCACTACTATCAGAAGATGATGTTTGGCCGATCATCATAATTCCAGCTGCAGTAGCAATATCCATATCATCGACCTCCTTTAGTGTTAAACTGGAACCTATAAGTTTTATTATTGTCTTTGTCAATTATGCCTACGACCTCTTCATCAGCAGTGTCAACATCGTCAATGATAAGCTGCCAAATACGGTATCGATAGGCATACGCGTTTTTACCGTCGCTGGTTGTCCAAGTAATATAGTAGGTTATAACTAAGCTATCGGCGGGCACTTCACGTGTTTCGCCGTTAATATATTCACTACCATTATATTCAGTATCACTGATCGTAGTAGAGTAGTTATAATACGTTAAACCACTTGGAAACGTAGGCGGACCAGATGGTGCCGGAGGAGTTGATCCACCGCTCATCATTATCATAGCCGCCTCAGCGAAAGTCATTCTGAGACCTCCTCTATGACAGATTTGAAATTATACCGCACGTTGCCTGTTCCGTCAGCTGTGATGGTCTGTTTGTATCGACCGCCTTGGAAATAGGCAACCACGGTGTTATCGTCGATTTTCTGGATCTTGGTCTCATTCTCAAAGAATAGCTGTTTGCCAGTAATGGCGACTACACCTACTCGAAGTCCCTTGAAAATCTGTTTAAAGGAAAACCGTTTCAGCACGCCTTCTAAATCCATAGCAAACCCTCCTTTACATTAAGAATGCCACTCCAACACCATCCGGAACGATATAGAACATGCCATAATTCTCGCCGATAGTAACTTTCTTGCCAGCAGCCATATTTTGAGCATATTCACTCGAATAGAAGTGTTGGGTCATTGTTTCTGGCGTCATTAAGCCAGGCTCGGAAAACGTATAAGAGTTGTTAGCGGGGTTGAGGAAGTCAATCGAAGTCTGAGTAATAACGAAAGTCTTGTCCATATTGTGTGGCGCTGACACAACTTCCATACTCTGACCAAGTTCTATCTTATCGACGTCCACATCAAGCAAACTTAAGTCGACTGCTTTGATTGTAAATGACATCGTTCCTGTACCACCGCCAAGCTGAATGATATTCAGGGCAGCCTGCTCAAGCTTACTTCTATCTTCGATCGTATCGAAGTTTATAACCTTGTCGATAGGACCGGAATCGCCTTCTACGCCACCCTGGACATAATATTGTCTGTCTTTCAAATCAACATGGGAGTCGAGCGGATCCTTACCGTTATCATTGTAGATATTAAGGCTGCCCGATCCGAGAGGTATGATGTTATTATACAGCTCATCGCCACTTATAAATTCCTCAAAGTCGATCAGATTTTTTGCAAATTCTACTTTTTGTGTGCATGCCCCAGATGGAAGCTGACACAATTCGACATTGGTTATTACTCGGCCGTTCTCGTCAATTGACCACGACGGTATCATCGAGTAATTATAGTCTTCAATAATTCTATTTTGAATTTCTTCGAAGACTGTATCATAAGAGTCGCATCCAGCAATATTGGCGTCAGTTCCGAGCGTGATATTAGAGACCATAAATGTAACCTTACGAGCCGCCGAGCACCGATAATTATACACTCCGATTATGTAATCGAGATGCTCTTGTTTGGTCTTAGGCTGGACAGTCCATTCTTCTAGTACGTGGGTCTCTTTAAATGTCTCGATCTCATCACCTTTAGCTTGGATTTGCTTATCGAGTGTCTTAGCTGCAGCTGGTTGTTCATCTTCGTTTATAGCAGCTCGCTTAGTATTAAGAGCTGCAAGTTCTGTTTCCAGAGTGCCAAGAGTAGTTAAGTTAGCAGTGTAATCGCCACTTTGAATCCAATACTGGTAGGGAGCGAGACATATATCATTTAAGAACGCCAACGCTCCCTCACAAGTAATGACCTTATTTTGGTAGAAATCTCTTCGAATGCCGAAGACTCGACCAAACCAGACTATCTTATCGTCTCGCTTGATCATTATCTGGGTCTTCAGTTTCTTGAAATCGCCATACCGAGGATGCGAGTAAGGTATAGTAAGCGTAGCGTCGCCTGCCTGATCCACCTGAGCATTGAATGAACCAGCTGTGAGTACATAACCTTCCTCGACTTTATCGGGGGAATATACAAGAGCTGGTGTTGTGTCCAGCAGATCGAAATAAGCGTATACGCTATACATTTAACTCACCTCATAACATTTTAGTTTTACCGTCAAGAGTGTATTTATATGGGCCTACATCATAGTCAACGGTTATTTTACTGTAATGTATACTGGAACTTGAATCCCATTTGCTGACCCATACGCGTCCCTCATAGTAATAATTTGGATCATCGTTAAAGATAATCTTCTTCTTACTACCATTAAGGTACGCCATTACCGTAGAGAACATATCGCTCCATTCCTTAAACCCATTCTGGACAAGGAACTCGATCGATCCTGTACGGTTATTGTATACTGGTTTGCCTGAGACAACCTCGGATAAATCTATGACACCGTCAGCCCCCGGGATATCGACTGTGGAAGTCTTCTGCGTCGGGGGATTTATGACGGGTCTTGTCATAGGAACGAGGTGCCAGTCAATCCAAGAATTTTTTGACTCAGTCGCTGACTTAAACGTTACCGAATGGAAGTTATTGGCCGCGATCTGGTCTATCTCGTCTTTAGTAGGCATTATCCACCTCGTCTTTTCATAGTAGCCCTATCACCAAGTGACTGATCAATGCCGCTTGTAAGCTGACCAACGAGTGCACCAGTATCCATAACGACCTGCATATTATCAAGTCTATCATTGATTGTGGTGAACTGTACGTTGACATCGTTTCTAAGCTGCATGAGCTCGTTGACAGGATTAATTGTATCGAGTTTACCGCAAATATCAGTGTTCATCTGGTTAACTGCTCCGAGAAGAGCCGCATCGTTAGCATTAATATTTGCAGTGCTGTTGATAAGGGTATTGGGAACGGCCAGACCGCCAGCACCAAACATGGTATTCAACTGACCCATACCAAGCTGTACCTGAGAAAGGTCGAGTACAGGAGTGATAACGGGGCTGGTGTTAATTCCATTTTGAATTGCGGCGTTAAGCTTGCTTACGATGTTGTTCATCGTGTCAATGCTCGTCTGAGTGTTCACGTCGAGTATACCAAGATCAGTAGATACATAGTTGCCAATACCGTTTGCAAACTTGTTCAATTCGTCGGTAAAGCCTTCGATGAGACCTCGAGCAAGATATCTACCAACTTCGTCACGCATTACGGTAGACGGAGAATGGATACCGAAGAGCTCCTTGAGACTATCAGTGATCTTAGCACCGCTCATGTCGATAAGGCTAAGAGATGCCTCAGTCTCATCAGAGAATCCGTTAGCAAGACCGGCTGCGATGTTAACGCCAATGGTCTTAGCAGAATCAGGAAGATCCTTGACAGTATCGAGAACATCCTGTACATATGCCTCAGTAGCAGACTGAAGCTGATCGCCGTAGAGAGTCTTAGCGAGTTCATTACCTGCGTTCTGGTATTTCTCATAGTTATGAGCCAGAGCGGCAAGTTGTTCGTCAGTCTCGGACAAGAGGTAATTTGCAGTAGCAGTGCCCTTTTCGACGTCCATGCCCTCGAAGAGAGACATAAGTGCGTCAGAGCCACTTCTCTTCTGCAATTCTTTCAGCTTATCATTATATTCATTGATAGCTGTAGTGCCTTTACGTATCTTATCGGTGAACCTAGCATCGACAATTGTATCGTCGCCCTTAGCGGATTCATTGGCTTCCTTATAGGCCGTGATTTCCTTCTCAAGAGACTTGATATTCCTTTCAAGTTGAATAACCTGGTTGGATTCCTCACCATATCTTGCAATGGCGGCATCCTTCTGATCGTTAAGCTCCTGAAGTCTTGTTTCCAAGGGTTCAAGGCCTTGCTCGTAAAGATCGTTCTTTGTAGTGAACGTCATTAGATCGGCCATATCTTTGTTTACATTACCCTTGAGCTTATCGATCTTGGACTGGATAGTCTTAATCGTATTCTCAAAGTCTTTATTCAGGTTATCCATGTTCTTCTGAACATAGTCGGACATCTTATCCTGAGCATAGCCAATAAGACCGACCTGATCCTGGGTATACTTCTTGAGAAGCGTTGTGTACTTGGCATCATACTCACTTTGCGTAATACGGCCGTCCTTGTAATCTTCTATGATAGCGTCATATTCGGATTTAGCCGTTTGTAGCGTAGAGCTATATTCGACACCAAGATCTTTGTAGTATTTGGTTATATCGGACTGGGCGACGGAGAGATCGCCCGTGATCAAACCACTGAGATCACCAACACCGAACATGCTAGCTATACTCGTGGTGTCCCCTGTTGTGAGAGCGGAGAAGAAATTAGTAGCAGTATCCTTGATACCATTCAACTTATCCTTGCCAGTATTTACGAGGGTATCTAAGAAGTTTCCGGATTCCTTTTCAGTCTCGGCTGCAGCCTTAGCATTGCTGGCGTTTACTTCGGCGGTTGCCATTTCAGTTTCCTTCTTAGCGTCACGAGTTATCTTCCGAGTAGTCTTTGTATACTCATTGACTTCCTTCCGACGCTGTTTGAGAGATGCTTTCAGTTTCCGCTTGCCAGTTTTAGCACTATCCGATCCGCCAATGAGACTAACGGTTGTAAGCTGTTGGAATGTGCTTACAATATCTGCATATTTCTTTATGTCGGAGTCGCTTATACTACCAGCGTTTTTGATCATAGCCACCAGAGAGTCAACCATTGAGATGTGTCCGCTAAGTGTTCCACTATCGAGCGATGACATGGTGGTATAGAATCCGCTTGCAGCAAATGTTATTGAATTGAGGAGGGTCTTGAAATTCTTAATACCAGCTGACTTGTCATCGTTGAGGATACTGTCAGCGACATTTTGAATTATTTTAGTAAGCGTCTCAGCTGCGGTCTCTGTACTAGCAAGATTGGTAAGTTCCGCATCTGTAACACCAGATATATAGCCAAAAGAGGTACTAAGACCCTGAAGATTACCTTGCAGTATCGTCCAGTTTACGTTATCAGATGCAAGACCGATATCACGAATGGACGAAGCAAGATTTATGAGTTTGGATATAGAAGTCAGCGCCGAGTTAACAGCACTGAAGTTCACGTTTCCGTCAGACAGAGTGCTTGCAAAAGTCATAAGAGACTCGGCGTATGCATTTAAACCATTGCCAAGTTTACTCCAATCAACCTTTGTGTTACCCCAGAGCTTATCCCACCAAGAATCGTCCTCGGGAAGGGTCTCATAGAGGTCGATGAGCACAGCTGTACCATCAACGCCATTCTGCATCTGAGTAGCATTGATGGATTTGGATTTGATCGAGAATGATTGGAGCGCAGTTGCATAGCTACTAAGTCCCGCCGAGAAGTTGGACCAACTCTTATCGCCGAACCATTCACCAAGTTTACCACCAGTTTCGGGTATTTCGTCGTTCACAGCGGCAAGTTTCTTAGTAGCATCAACGCCGTTCTCCAAGCCAGTAGCGTCAATGTGTTTACAAGCTATCGAGAATACGACGAGTGTACGAGCGTACTGGGATAAACCATCCCGGAAATCATTCCATGTATTATCACCCACAATAGCAGCAAGGAAACCGCCGGTATTAGGTATACTTCCAGCTGCTTCAGCAAGTGAGTCAGTAGCATTTACGCCAGCTTCCATACCCGCTGAATCAATACCGGTACCCTGTTTACTAAATTCAACGAGAGCTTCGCCGTATGATTTTAAGCCAGTGCCGAACTTTGTAAGGTCACTGTTGCCATCTTTCGGACTGTCAGTAAGTGTCTGAACCGCCCACAGATCGTTAACAATAAATCCAGCCATTTCAACAAGGGCTTCAGTTCCGGCCTTAGCTTTATTGAGACCACTTGTGTCGATAGATTTACACTGCTCTGCAAAGTCGTTAAGTACTGGAGTAAGCAACGCCATGGAAGATGAGAGTTTGACCATCATCTTCTTATTATCTTCGAGTTTGTCGATTTTAAACTTCCCACTAAAAAGAGTAGAAAGAGTTGTGATCAGACTATCTATTGCTTCGATTCTGTCTACAGACAGACTTGCACAACCATCAAGGAAGCCTTGGAGATTATCCATGAATTCACTCAGGATATTTCCTATTTCAGGAAGACCTGAGATTGTAGCCACGACTGACTCAGCGAACAATTCCCCGAGACCGACGAAGAGTTTCTTGAGAGCATCGATTCCGGTATCAATCAAGGCACCGTCATCGCCGATTGCCTCCACTAGCATGCCCATCAACGTAACCACACCTGCTAAACCGGCAATAAGTGTGAGTAATCCACCTACACCAGCGAGGAGCGTTCCATAATTAAACATACCAGCTATACCGAGTATAACCATAGCCGCTGACAGCGCAAGGAGCATTGAGGATATTCCTTGAATAGTGTCAAGTGATGTCTTAAGATCAAATTTTTTCTCTATTGCGGAGATAGCGATTATAAGTGTGCTTATAGCAGCCATGACGCCAGCCATCTCAATAAGAGCAACGGTCATAGTGCCCATTACGCCCTTCGTATTAGCCATTGCCTTCGAAACCAGACCAATAGCAGCGAATGAAGCAGCAAGAGCGGCCATGATTATTCCAAGTGCTGTAGCTGCCTTTATCATGGCGTCCTGATCGAAGAGACTAGACGACAAGATGCCCAAACCAACCGTCATACCAACAAGAAGTGTGGTTATGACTATAAGAGATTTGAATGCATTTTCAGCAAGTTTGGAAACTGCTATAAGGGCTGTCATAACAAGACCTATAGACTGAACTGCCTGTATACCTTGTTTAAGACCCTCTGGATTCATCAAACTGAACGCTGCAACAGCTGCTGTGAGAGCCACTACTGCACCAGAGAATGCGAGAAGCAATACACCAGCCTTATGAGATGCTTCACCAGCAAGTTTAGAAACTGCTATAAGGGCTATGGCGACAAAGCCAAATTCCCAAATAACGCCGATTCCCTTACTCGCTTCGGATGTCTTGATCGAACCAAGCATTCGTATACCGACAGCCAAAAGACCTAGGGATGCACTAAATGCGAGTATAGATACGCCTATTTTATTTGTATGACGACCTGCAAGTTTCGATACTGCAATCATGGCAGTAACGATGCCCGCAAATGTCACGACTATTGTCATGCCTTTTCCAACTTGAGTAGCGCTTGGGAGATTGTTAAACGCTGCTGCTATTAACAGAAGCGAACCCGAGAATGCGAGCATCTGAACACCGAATGAGGCTATTTCTTTACCGGTTAGTGATTTTGCCATCAGAGCAAACACGCCTATGAAAGACATCAATTCAAGTATGACAGCTGGATTAACAAACTTCACGCTGCTAAGTAATTTTAGTGCACCAGCAAGTACAACACACGAAGCAGCAATCGATATCATAAAACCAGCTGCTTTGTTTAGTTCTTTGGACACCGTTCCAGAATAATATATAACCGCTGCTATACCACCAAGCATTACACCTAATCCAGTTATAACATCGGTGGTACCCATCATATCCAGACTCTGGAATGTCTTAGCGAGCTTATCGCATGCGGTGGCTAACAGATTAACTGCTATACCTAATGCGATTATAGTGAGCGTTGTGTTGTTGATTACTTTAGCTTCACCACTTACTTTAGTCAGTGCCACTGATAAAACACCAATTGAGCCCATGAGGACCACCATAGCACCCAATAATCCAAGTGCTTTACCTATTTTGTCAGGATCTATTGAAGCGAGTAATGTAAGTGATAATGCTAATACACCAACTGCGGCTGCCATTTCAAGGGTTGCCTCTGCCTGGGTTTTGAACGCCTGTTGTTTAAGTACACCAGTAAACGCCTTTATAGTACCCTTTATGGATTTAAGTATGCCCTTAACCGGATCAAATAATTCGACTGCCGATGATAATGCAGTTGATATCCTTTCGACCGTCTTAACAACAATAACAGCATTAGCAGCAGCAAATACAACGCCCCAGTTAAGCTGAGAGAACGTCTTCTTTATGGCGTCAACTATCATGGATGCTTCCGATAAGAAACTATCGAGAGGCCCTCTTACCTTAGCTAAGCTGCTTTGAAGCGAACCGATAAGATTTGTCTTGAGATACGTTCCGAAGTCTGTAAAGTCGACTTCCATTTTGAATAATTCGTCGACCACCATCTCTCGAAACGATGCAAACAGTTTGGGAAGGTCGCTAATGTCTATATGGCCTAACGATTTCACGTACTGTATAAAATTCTTGATAAGAGTAATGGCGTTGCCGAAATGCTCATTCATGAACTTTCCGACATTCTTTGCACCAGCCTGAATTTTAGCGAATACAGTCTGTGCTACCTCAGTTTCCATTATCTTATCCTTGAATTCACCGAGATATGTCCATGCATTAGCAATCGCATCACGTATCTTCTCAAGAGATGATTGGATAACATTATGCTCTTTCATCCACTTACGGAATGCTACGATGTTGTCACCAATGGAGGCAGTAAATCCAAGTATATTACCAGCATCGACATCAACTACTTTACCGAGTTCTTGTAATGCAAACTTAAGAACTCCACCTGCAATATCACCAACAATGCCGAAGAGCGAGAAGAGTCCCGAAAATGTACGCATAAGTTCGTTTGAGTAGTAACCCACCTTAGCAAATGCCGCCGTGAGTTTGTTCAATGTGGTAAGAAATGTCTTTATGGGTTTAGCACCAGTATTGAAAGTTTGTTTGAACGCAATCTTTACAGATTTAGCAATAGCGAGTATGCCGGTTAAAGTGTTCTTGATACTCTCGATAAGGAGTTGACGTCCGCTCTTTTCGGACATATTTTGAATCATCTCATTGAGCGTTGTGCCACTCGTACGAGCTTCTTCAGCTAATGCTTTATAAGCCTGAATCTGATCATCCGTGAGACCTAGATTCTTGAGCTGTGCATTAGACAGTTCATCATAATTTATTTTCTCACCAGCAATGGTTCTGTTAACTAAATCTTGAACGACACTGTATTCATATCCAGCGTCTGTCAGTGATTTAACTCGAGCGGAACCATCGCCGTATACACCCTGAATAACGGCGTTAACAACTGACTGATAAGATGCTATCTTCTGAGCCGCCGCTGCAGCCTCGGTTCCTGTACCGTCGAGCTTACCTGCAAAACCGTCAAGTGTATTGAGAAGACGATCATCAGTAAGCCATCCACGCTGAAGTGTTGCTTCAAACGAGCCATCGATCTCTATCCACTTATCAATCGCAAGACCACTCTTACGAGCATCATCTACGAGTTTCTGACGGAATGTATCAACTGAAAGTCCCGCATCCTGAAGAGTAGAACTGAACTTACTCCAGTTCGATGTCATGGCATCATTAACGATAGCATTTCGAGCATCACTGGCATCGTTGATTACTCCACTAAGCATATCCGATATATCGGTGAAGAATCCCTTAGCCTCTTCGAAATCGCCAACAATTAGCTGCCACGTCATGGTCCAACCAGAACCTACTGCTTCAGTAAGAGTGTCTATGAGCTGAGTAAATGTCTTAACCTTGGTTGCGGCATTCTCCGCTGTGGTTGACATATTAAGAAGCTGATAAGCCTGATCTTCGCTTATCTTGCCTGATTTAGCAAGTTCCGCCGCCATTTTATGATATTGCTCGGTTACATCAGAAGAGGCGAGTGCGTTTTTACGCATTGCTTCCACTGTTTGTAAACTTGTACCAGTAACCTTTGCAAGATATTCGTTAACGCCAGAAGTAGTAAACTTAGAAAGGGTCTCTGTAAGAATTTCAGAAGTTATCCAGCCTTCCTTAAGAGACTCTCTAAACGAGCCAGCTTTCTCGATTATCTCGTCGACTGCTACGCCGTATGTTTTAGCAGTATCTTTTAAAGCATTTTGAAATACTTCACCACCCATGCCGGCATTAACGACCGAGTTCCAGTCCTGAAGCTTCAGTGCGCCTGCCGCAAGGGCCTGAGAAAGCTGATACATTGCTGTGGAAGCCTGCTGAGATGTCGAACCCGATACGGCTGCCAGGTTAGCGATACCCTGAATAGCCCGTGTTGAAGTTTCAAGATCGATACCAGCTGCGGTAAACGTACCGATGTTACGAGTCATCTCGGTGAAGTTATAAATAGTCAAGTCAGCATATTTGTTCAGCTCATTTAAGGACTTGTTAACGTCATCCAGTGTGGATCCCTTAGACGAAGTATTAGCCAAAATTGTCTGAATAGCGCCCATCTGGGTTTCGTACTCTTCGAAGCCTGCTGTAATAGGAGCTACAGTAAACATCTCAGCATACTTTTTGCCAGTATCGACAATTTTATTAGCAATACGGTCCATCACATTGTCAACGGTCCTGTATAGTAAATTAAAAGACTCTCGAACAGTTGCAACAGAATTCTCAAGCGGCTTAAGTGTTATTGATTCAATTGCACTCGTTAGAACGCTAATCGATTTTGCACTATCTTTGAAATCTAAATCTGACTTAAACTGATTAAGTGATTGCTGTGATTTCTTTATGTTCTTTTCGAACTTAGAATTATCAAACGAAAGTTCGACGACTTTGCGGTCGACTTCTGTACTCATCTACTTATAACCTCCTTCCACATATTATTTGCCAGCTCCTCAAATAAAGGCCGAATAGAGGGATTGATGTAATCGATTCCTTCTACCCATCCCCCGTCACGAGTTGCATGGCCAGTTTGCAATATTATTGCTATAGGTACACCATTGTGTACGTTTGAGTTGTAGAACGATAACGAGACGGAATTGCGGGTTCGCTCAATGGTATAATACCACGAATTTGCCGTCATACCAGTGTCTACTGGTGTAGCCGCCCGAAGAGCTTCCACGCCTTTCCGTCCGTATTCGTCAAGTTTGCTTATATACAGGCCCTCTTTAGCCCGCTCGAAAAAGTTATCAAGGTGTTTGAAGTTTCCGTGTCCTATCAACTGAATCATACGGGTTGGACCTCCTTATTTATCCTTTTGTGTGCATTTTAGCACGACGTTCAGCATTGAGTCGCGCGTTTCGCTCCCATATCTCACGATTACTCATTTTCTTAGGAGGTGAGTTCTTTAAACCGCATACCTCTATCAAAGTCATAAGGCGATTTATATGCCAATACTGACACTCGAAAGGTATGTTAGCAGAAATCATCCACTGATAAATCTCTTCATTAGTAATGATTTTCTTCTTATTGGTTTCTTTCGTATTTGCTGGGAGTATAGTTGCAGTAGCAGGGTCATCCATGTATTTATTTATGGTATCAATGTCTTTGCTGGTTAAGCGAGCATATACCTCGTCGCTAAACGGGCCGTTAAGTGTCATAAATCTAATGTAATCATACATTTCAGTAGTAGACTTATCACGAGTCGCTATGAATGATTTATGATACTTCTGTTCCCATTTTGAAATTGAGACGAGGGAGTGCTCGAGCTGCATGACCACTTCGGGGCATTCTATGAATTCGTTAGTTGTTTCGTTGAAACACGCTCCGAGATTGGGCAATTTTAGTTCTAACATTACTTGACCATCTCGATGGTCTTCTTAGCAGTGTTAGCATCGACATTAGGCATCTTAGGCATGATGCCTGCAACAAACTTAGCAGCGGCGTCAGCATCAGTAGCGAGCTTCATATAAAGTTCAGAGAATGCGGCAGATGCTTCGAAATTCCTGCACAGAGGTCTACCCTCGTCATCAGTCTTTCTGAAGTATTTACCGTCAGCAGACTTTTCGCCATACGCTCTGAGGATGAGTCCCTTGAATATGGTGACAATGTTCTTGTTATCTTTGGTCTTGATAATCTCTTCGATCATCTTAGAAAGACCGCCCTCGACATCGAGTTCCATTGCCATGAGTTCAGGCTGTGTAATATGGAACCAGAAGTCCTCAGTACGGGTAACACCATTGTAATCTTCGTAAGTAATAGGCATGTTAATCATTAGAATTTCTCCTTTACGTAATTTATAGTCATTTTGAATTTAAAGAGTCTTGGAGGGCCAACTTAATGACCCTCACGTGACTCTGATCGATTATATTAACCAGCGTTAGTTGCGATAATCTGAAGAATCTCAGCAGGTGTAGGCAGGGTAGCTCCGTCAGTTTCATCGCCGTAGAGCTTCTTCTCGATTGCGTCAAGGATAGCCTTCTTTGTCTTGGTGCTGTCGATGATGATGCAAGAAGTAGGCTTATGACCCTCGACAGGTACGGGTGTGGTTGTAACTTCCCAAGAGAATGTTACTGCATCAGGGGAGTCGTTGATAGTGGAATAGGACTTCTCGGAAGGAGTAGCCTTAGCACCGTAAACGATATGCAGCTTGTAGCCATATGCGTTACCCTGGGTATCGTTACCGAGAGTGGTTCTGTAGCAGAAGCCAAAAGACTTTCTGTCCTGCTGACCGATAGTAATGCCTTCGGTGAGTGATGCGGAACCATCACACTCTGCAAACTCGTCGGGATATGTGTAAGCTTCGATTGTAGCGCCGAACTCCTCGAGAGAAGTAAGATCAAGATACTTGATGTCATCCGCATAAAGCTTTGTGGATTCTGCACCAGATGGTGACTCGGTAACAGCAGTAAGACCATTCCAAGCAACACCAGCGCCGTAGCCAGATTCGGTCATGGGGTAAAGAACACCCATCTTCGTACCGGTTTCGTAAAGCTTCTTGCCTTCAGTATCCCAGGTAAGTCTAGCCATGAAAAATTCCTCCTTTAATAATAAATTGTGAATACATCGTGATTCAATCCGTCCGCGGTATAATGTCGCTGATAGTGTGAGGACGGAATCTTTGACACTCTATCAACTACTACACTATCAGGATTTTTGTCTATGACAATAACTTCATAAGAATGATTTTGAGCATAGACATTATCATTCGCGAAAGTGTTTTCTATATTCAACCTTGAGTAACGAATGGCGGGGTATTTCATTCGTACCGATGATGGAGCCTGATAGTAGACATTTTTACTACCGAGGCACTCTTCAAGCAATTTCTGAAAACCTAATCTATCAGCCATTATATACCCCTCCAATCGTGATGTTGAGACGAGGAGGCGCAACATCAACGTCCGTGACGCACCACTTAGCTCCTCTAAACTCAACGTACCTCATGAGGTGAATATGATCGATGAGATACGGGTCCGCAACAACGCTAATCTCATTGGACACGTTGACATCTGGATTGACACGGTCGGCGGTAGCATTTGACCAGAAATGCCGCAGAAGATCGCCACTATAGTGTCTCTCCTCGATATCTTCAACATAGACGCCAGAATCTTCCGATTCCAAACGTTGTGTTGCGAACCCGATTATTCCATGAAATTTAGCCATTTTGAATTAGCCTCAGGTATTGTCTTCGGTGCCGGGATCAGAAGATGCTTTAGCAGTTTCGATGGCAATAGCAGAATAGGGCTTGATGAGCGCACCGGAGATTCTGGTCTCGATCAGATACTTCTGCTGGTTGTAGTCGATGTCGAAGTCATCAAACATGTTGATAGCTCCGCCCTTATCAGCACCAACGTTGTAGTCGGAGAGGTTTACGATAATGCCGAGCAGATCGCCGCCGTTCTTACCCTTGGCGCCTTCCATAACAGGTACAGTAACGATAGCGGAAACTCTGAGCTTCTTAGCGAGCTGAGCCTCATCGTTGTAGATGGTACGGCCGGTGGTGTCCTCGATGAGGAGCATAGAAGTAAGCATGTCTTCAGTAGTGTAAAGAATAGGAGCGCCGCTGCCCTTATAGTCCTTACGAGATCTGATAGCGGCAACAATAAATGCCTTAGCCTTATCGATATCAGAAGCGCCGTCTGCAGTAGTAACAGTAACCTTGATGGTATACAGATCATCATCGTTGAAGATAGGTCTTACGTGAGACTCCTGAATCTTGTCTTCAGCAGAAGAGAGTCTTCCGTCACCGATGAGAATAGCTCTTGCAAGTTCCTCGTTGAGCATCATACGCATCTCGGACTTAACCCAAGATACAACGTCGAATGAGGTGATGTCAATGAGATCATCTCTGTCGAACTTCTGCTTCTTGTAGACAGTCTGAGGGTCAGTGGTTCTCTTGAGGAGTGTGAATACCTGCTCCTTCTTGAGCTTACCCTTGATATAACCCTTTGCGCGAGCTTCGTCAGCGGTAATGTTAGCGAAGATAGACTTGATGCGGCTGAAGGGAGTGTGATGTACGCCATTGAGAACGCCGTCAACCCAGCTGGTATCACGCTTGATGAAACCGGGGATAGTGTCGATGGTCTTGTAGTCGGGGAACAGATAATCAATGTTAGTGATAGAGTGAGCGATGCAGGACTCCTTCATGGAACCGTAACGCTTCATATCACTGATTGCGGCAGCCATGTCTTCATGAGAAATGGTATCGCCGGTAGTGAGTGTGCTCTGGTCAAATACATTATAAGGCATTTCATTTTCCTCCTTAATAGAATGAATTATATCTTCAGGGTCGCTGAGGTCGAGATCAAGACCGTCGAGCACATCTCCTGAATCGTATGAATGTTCAATGTCTGTAGATCCTTCATCGAGAGCATGAGCAACGAGTGCCGTCACTACATCGCGCTGCTTGTCAGTAAGGGTCACAAGGACGTCGGCAACGGTCTCTTCCTTTGAATCAGGAGTGCCGTCTGCGGAATGGCAAATGATGGATTCACCGAAATAGATAACACCTTCTTCGCTCAGATCTTCACCATGAGAAACGACGGTATCGATTGTTGCGGCAGGATTAGCCCCAACTGCTACAAGGCTGACTTCACAGATATTTCCATGAGTTACGTCAGCGCCGAACTGGTGAATATCATTTGCGAAAATGGAAAGGGATTTGAGGTCACCGTGCATAACCGCCTTGTGAGCATCAATGCCCTTTGTGGTGTCATTGAACTTACAGTAAGCATACACGCCCTCTGGACGATTCTCAAGCAGTGCATGCCCAAGAATATTGGATACATCCTTGTGCTGATGGGACCAAACGAGAGGCACGATCTTACCGTTGCAATGCGCGAATGCATCCTTCTTGATGGTTCTGCCATCGGAGCATCTCACATCATTCTTGGTTGCCCATCCACAAAAGTCATAGTCATTACTGCTGACTGTTGCCATTTTGAATTTCCTCCTTCTTATTATTTGTAGTGTCATTGGAAGGAGTTTGTGCAACTTCTTCGGCAGACTTATTGAGGTTCTTGTTTCTAAGTTCATCCGCATTCGGGTCGCTGGAGGGTTTCATACCTGCAATCTGGCGAACTTCATTAGATGTAAGAATCTCGTTTCTTGTAAACTTATCCGCAATATCAGCAAGATTACTGATAGGAACAAGCTTAAAGGGATCTCTGAAGTATACAATGTCTTGACGCTGACTACGCGCCGTCTTGGATAAGAACTTAACACGCATAGCATCAACTATAGCAGCTACAATTGGTTCGATTGTACGGCTGTTGTAGTTTAACATTGTACTTTCATCGGCGGAACCATTGAGAACTTCGGTTGTGATACCTAACTGGGCATAAAACTGTGAAGTGAGGTATTCAATCTGGGCCTGGAGATTGTTCTCAAGGGGACGGTTAAGTTGAGTAATCTTCTCAGTGCCATCCGTGTACGCAATACCATACTTTGAACCTGAAAGTTGGACTTCAATTTCTCTACGTCTTTCCTCAGCCTGCTTCTTTCTGGCTTCGGATTTGATAACATAAGGTAACTGAATGATAAGGTCTAACTTACCAGCACTATTTTGAGCGTCAATAGCGTCAAGCATAGATATTTTTCGCATAAGACGCTGCATAGTGCTGTTTGGTTCATTTATTATGGCATACAGGGGATTTGGAACGATCGCGACACAACGTTTCGGAAGCATTATCTCATGATGCTGACCATCGTTTTCGTTGTAAAGATCTATCTTAACATACTGAGGTCGCCATTCAACTATCTTACCAACTCGCATACTAAGCACGTCGTAAGAATCTGTGAACGTTATATCATTTGTAGCTTTGACCGGAACAATTGCAATCGAACCGTTTGTAAACATACTCAGCACGCAGTCTTGAACGAAAGCCCTAGATGTCTGATCGATATTAGCCTCTTGTGTCAAGCAATAATTCAGGCCATCATTAATGGTTTCTGAATATCTGTCATTTTCGTCAAGACGTACGTGCTGTATCACAACGGACGCAACATCCAGTGCGATACGATTATAGACAGCCATAATGGTTGTCGTTTCTGACCCCTGATAGTATCTTGCATAGTTGGGTGAGTAGTACGACGCGGGGCCGTAGTCGTACGGGGTAGGATCTCGACCCATAAAAACGTTCCAGGCGTGTTTAGCCCGGGATATTAATGAAGCCATAAACAGCTCTCCTGATTATCGACGCATTGCGTTTTGTATATTACTGATGATATTATTGAATGTATCCATATTCATATCGATCTCTCCCCCGGTGTTTATCTTAGATATTTCACCGGCGCCATCCGAAATACGTTCAAGCTTATTACGTAAGGCAGTCTTCTGCATGTCGCTTATATTTGCAGCGTCGATATCGGAATCGATTTTATTATACGCGGTTTCCCACATTTTATATTTACCCTCAGCTAACGTTACATTCTTTTTTGTGTTTCGAGCTGCTGATATCATGCTTTCGTAGCTTGTCCGCAGGTTACGTGCCAAGTTTATCAGATCCTGTGTAGATTTATAGAACTGATCCAATTTGTTATTGAGGCTGTTGTACGCATTGTTATTTGCTATAGGTTTCGGAACAGCCGCATGCTCGATAAAATCGTCAGTAGGCATGTCGAAATATGACTGCTTGATTCTCTGATTGGGATTAGGGTAAGATACGACTTCATAGGGAATAAATATGGATCTTGCTTTCATCAATCTCATTGAATTTCGTTTTGAGGTAGTTGGGTATGCAGAAACATCAATAGCTTTAACGTCGTCCAGGAGTTTTTTCTGGGCATCGACATTGACCTTCATTTGTGCATGGTAAGAATCAGCTTCACTCTTGGCGTCTGAAGCTTTTTTTCTAGCTTCCCATATCCACTTCTCGTAATTTTGAGTAGCTTTTAAAGGGTGGCCGTACTTCGATGCTGACGATGCTCGGATACCCTCATAACTTCCCGCATTATTCATGTAATTATAATACGACTTCATAGACCGATTATAATCATTCAAGATAGTTTTGTACTCGCTCTTGAGTTTCTTCATTTTTTCTGCATAAGCATTTATCAGACGAATATCTGCATCATACTGCGGACTTCCCGTGGGAACCAAGCTGGCATGCGAAAGAGTGTTATTAGCATACGCTCTACTTGAACCGGATCCCTGGTAGTCAAGCCAATCGTTCATTGACATGCCTCTTTTTTCGGCATGTCGAACGCTATTCACATACGGTCCGTCATATTCACGGGTATGTTTAGAACGCTGCTGCCGGTATTTATCATATTTAACTTGTGCAATGGAGAGCCTTCTTTTAGCATCAGAAAGACCGTTTTTTGCGTATTCAAGTTGTTTATTGAGATCCTCAAGATGCAATTTTTGGTTCTTTTCTCGGCGAGTCGATTCCTGAAATGCCTTTAATGGAGAAGCGACTGCAGCTTTCTTTCGTTCTGCTTCGATATCAGCTGCTTGTTTTTCGACTTCTTTTATACGTTTCTCGATTTCTTCAACTTGCTTTGTATATCGTTCGATATCCATTTCGGCACTTCTTTTTTCACGCCAGGTCTTCTCAACAGCATAATCATCGGCATCGTCCTGTTCGATTCGTGCACGAACTTTCTTTTCGTCGAGTTCTTCTTTGTCTTTTTTACCAAAAAGTTTCGACGGATCCCATTTCATGCCCTTTACGCCATAGTGAGCAATATACGCTTTACTTGAACCCGATCCCTGATAGTCAAGCCAATCGTTCATTTTACCACCTCTCAAAAATTATCTCGATTGTGTTTGTATGCCACAAAAGCGTCCATCATTGCCGAGACAGAATCAATCTTCTGTTCGCGATGAGACTTAAGCAGCTTTCGGTTTCCGTTAGTATCCTCTAGTGTGATGCAGTTTCCCATAGCGAACTGCATAAGGGCTTCGTCAAAGAGAAGCATACGCTTTTCACTAAGATGCTTTAACTCACCAAGAGGAACTGACTCTGTACGTGCTCCCTGGATAACTTTCTCAACACCGAATTCGGAGTTCTCAGATACATAAAGATCTACGAACTCTTTAGCATTATATGGGTCGTAACCAAAGCAACGTACATCATATTCGCACATTTGTATATGTGTATCGAGGTCCTGATATACCTGTGTCATGTCAAGTATAGAACCTTCCATGATTATAAGACTACCTTCATCCATGAATTCCTGGTATTTACTCCTCATTGCCAACGGCAACTTAGCAAGAGTAAATGAGGTTATGTAAGCTCGAGTCTTTATTCCGAAAGCACCGTTATCAAGCGGAAACAGGAATGTAAACGCACAGAAGTCATCGCCAAGTGACATATCACCACCAAGCGAACACGCCATTCCGTTATAATACTGCTTACGATGGGGTATAGTTTCCTCGTATGAAAAGTAATATGTGTAACCCTCCATCGGTAAACCGAACCTCTTAGCAAGAATATCATTACGGGTAGCGGGAGCTTTCTCGGCACGTTCTACGTCGAGTTGATAAGCTTCATAACTTACGGTCTTTCCTATATTAGGCTGGGCCTTTATCCACATCTCCGGATTACCAACTTCATCAATAGAATCGAGTTGATACCACCAGATAGATACATGAGGATTGATGTACTCGCCTTTAAGGATATCCATCAATTCCATTTTGATTGTATCGCCCGGGCCATTACGAACCGTACCTTCTGAACTTACTGCAATGATAAGATAGTCATCATTCTTGGATGCACCCTGTTCAAGCGCACCTATTACATCCTCTCGGATATCGCCTGAAAGCCATTCGTCGACCGTATTGATACGGCTGTTAAGTCCCTGCAACTTGTCAATAGTCATGGGACGAATCTCGACAATGGATCCAGTGATGAAATTCTCGATACCCTTCTTTGTAGCTACAAGTTTAGGTCGACTAGCCTTTGAACCAGTAGTGTTATTGATAGAGCCTTCTGTCAAGAAAGTATACAACGGTCCTCGGGATCTAGCCATGGCAGTTTTCATAGGCATGGTGACCTCTTCTGCCTGCTTCATAGTCGGAGCGGTGTGTACACCACGTGTGGTTGTAACATCGCAGCTTAAGAAGTAACTCTGTATGTAGCTCTCATACTGCGATTTAGCTGCGCCTCGTCCTACAATAAGGTATTGTTTGTTGATGAGTCTTTTCTTGACTCTTCGACGGACATAGTGACCGGTGTTGTTTTTACCGGGTTTGTATACGTGCTTTTCAACGAAGTAATACCAACCAAACACCTGCTCTCCCCAGAGCTTAAACGTATCCAGAAGCTTAAGATCAGAACCATCTGTAAGAGTTAACTCATTCTCACAAAACTGTATCCATCCTTCAACCTTTCCCGGATCGTAATACACTCCCGGATTTCGAATCAGGTCATCTATGCGATTCATCTCCATCGAAATCTTCTGATTAACAGGTATCTCGCCGCGCATTACTGCGTCACGAAATTCACCGTAATACTTAGGAACGGCAGTGTTTGATAACCTACTCACTTCTTATCACTCTGTCCCTTCTTAGGATTTACAATATCCTGTCCCACGGCCTTGTTTATAGCGGTGCCGAGGGCATATGTTACCGCTTGGGTTCCAATATTTTCGAGTGACTTATCGAGTACATTCTTACCAATCTTACTGATCCAATCAACTGCACGCTTCTTCTTAGACGGTGCTGCTGCCATAGACTTTTCGAGATCGGCAAGAGACTGCTCGAGCTTGAGACGAGATATGCGGTTCTGTATCTCCTCGTCAGTCATCTCAGAAACCTTTTTCTTCTTGGGAGTTTCATCCTCAGCTTTTGTTTTGCTGGTTGAAATCTTCTTGCGTCCGCCATGGAAACCAAGACTCTGAAATGGACGAAGACCAGAGCCCCATTTAAATCGTCCCGATCTACGAGGTTTGCCATAGTGGGCAATGAAATCCTCATAAGGCATATTCGTTATAGACGTGACATCCACTATGACTCCTCCTTTTGATAGAGTTTATCAGAGATAGCATTGATGCGCCATTCGAGTTCAGCGATTGTCTGATCGAGGGCATCAACCGCGCTACTATTTGTAGGCGGATCAAACTGTTTACGAACTTTGGCGGTGACATAAGACTTCACCAGGTTACGAGTCTTCTCGTCAGGTATAAGTTCAGTCCACGTTTCATTTATACCAGTGACAAACATTGTGTTTGGCATGCTATCGCCGATCTGATCCAAGATAACAAGCACACTGTTTATGTACATAATGAGATCTGGATCATAGTAATCATCTTCTACGTTTCCAGTCAGGAACTTTCGCATTGACTGGAGGATGCTGTCAGTATTCATCGACGGCCTCCTATCTTGTGATCTCGTATCTCTACGTGATCGCGTTCAGTATAACCTATTACGCCATAATCGGCTTTGATGAAGTAGTACCTGTCCGACGATTTTGAGTAGTCTACCGTGACCATAGATCCTTCTGAGATTATACCAACAGTATAAGACGTGTCAATCGGTTTCACTCGAATAATCGTGTTAAAACAGTTGGTAACGAAACCTGTAGCTACTTTTTGATCAGTCTCAGACAAGCTTTTACCTCCTCTTCCAGGGGCAAGTATCATAAGGTTTGCGTTCCACTGGTCGGATATTGAGTTGATCCAGATTCCCGTAGTGTATGGCCTTATGTGTTGTTACCCTAACTGATATGAGATACTCTGGATCCATAAGGAACCTTGTACCGTTACGAATATCATCCATAGTAATCGGATTCATATGATGGATTATGATCATCTCGCCAGGAGTAAACTCATGACCTTCAACGCCTAAGTCGCAGCCCATATCACGGGTTATAACTTGCGGTCTGACGATTGACCATTCTCTTGAATGATAAAACATCTGATTAAAGATTCTGTCTACGCCGAAAGTATCGCTTGCTACGACCCCTGGAAGTTTCAAATACTCGAATCGCTCCTCGAATGTAGCAAGCTGGGATAGTTCAGTATAACTCCTGATCATCTTCATCATCGTTTCCACTATATCTTCGCATAGCATCGATTACCTTTTGGAACAGTTCTTCATTCCTTTTCTCGGACTTTATGGCCTCGGTCTTTGCCCTAAGAAGTTTGTTCTCTTCTTCAAGCTTTTCTCTTTCGAGCCGATCTCGAGACCCGGCCATTTTTAAGTAGTGGGTAATGACCTGTGACGATGCGGTGCCATCCCTTAGCTGCTGTTCGGCACGGTCTACTGCTAACGCAATGAGCTGTGCTTCACGAGCTTCAGGCGTATATGCTGGGGTCGTCTCGTAATTTACATCACTACCGTTAACTTTACCTCGTCTCAAAGTAGTTTCCTCCTTAAGCCCTAGTAGGAGATTGCACGTACTCGACACCTATTGAAAGGAGAAAGTTAAGTATCGCCTGCAACCTCTTACTAGGGCTTAAAAGTGATTTTAAGCAAACCTCCCCCGGGGAATTCTCGAGGAGGCGCGCGATAAGAGAGGGGGTGTATTTTGAAAGACCCCTCCCCATGTTCATATGTTTGCAATGTCCTTTGCTTTCTTCTTTCATTTCTGTTCGTTGAACAATAACAAAAGCTTAAACAATTTGTTAGACAAAGCAAACACATTAAACATGAGAAACGTTTTGCTGTTTACTGACCAAACAACAAAGCGCTTTAAAGTTCTTATCCTTGTAAATAGAATTCAAAGATTATCGATCAGCTTCTTTAATCATTCATGTATCGAATCCAATTGTGTGGGTAGGCATAGATTCCATAAACTATATCTGCAAGTCCAGTCAATTAATCTAAGAATTATATTCAAGTATTATTTGGAGCGTTACGACTAACGACTTTGAAGATGTCTAAAGGATCTTCAATAACAACTTGATTGCAAGCTCTTTGAATTTCCTTATTGTATTCTTCAGGAGTCATTGTGTCATCTGTGAACGCAACTCTTGCGAGACGTTCACACGTCTTATAACCATGAGCGATATCATAGTTCCACCACTGATCAAACTTATCAAATGGTGAATAAGGATTATCTTTCGTGGTTAATGCGAATTCTTTCATTGCGTTCACTCCTTTCCTTTAACATAAGCAGAAACAGTTGATGAAGATACCCCAAGTGCTTCTGCAATTTCAGCAACTGTATAACCAGAGGTATTCATTGCTTTAAGTTTATTGATCTTTGCATCAGAGAGAGTTGTTGCAGCTCTTGGTGTAGCGCGCTTTCTTAAATCCTCAGAATCAACATACTTAAATATTTTACCGAGTTTGCTGTCCGAAATTGCGCCTGCTTGAATCGCTTCCCATTCACGATCTGAGATCTTGATGTTGGTACGCTTAGCTCCCACCTGGATACGGGCCTTAGTAAGCTGTCTCTGACTTTCTTTCTTGATTTCACCCTTTGTCATATAGGGATTCGATGCCTTCTTAGCATCCACTGCCATGCGGGCTATGATCTGAGCTTGCCTTTCACGAGGAGCATTACGGGCTGCAGTCTTATACTGAGCCTCAAGGTTAGCTACCTCAGATGCATACTTCTTATTTGCTTCCGGACTATAGGTAAGTCGAGGCGTGTACACAGAAGCCTTGCGTGCTTCGTTTGCCAATGTCTTAAGATCATTAGCATAGTTTGCATACATATCTTCGACAACAGTTCCTGAAGATAAAGTACGAGCATCGCGTGTTTCAGCCATCTTGGTGGAAACCTGCTGACGATGGACGGTCTCACCCTTTTTATTCACGTAAGTAGCAGGGTCTGTTGCCTGTATTTCAGCACCTTCCGGAAGTGAAGGATCATACCAAGGCTTGTCTTTCTGATTGATATGAACAGAGCCTTTTCGTTTATCTACACGTTTGTCACTCTTTGCTCGAGATATAAGTGTAGACGCACCTTCATGATATTTACCATCATCTTCATCAATGTGTCCCTGATACTTAGCTTTAAGTGCTGCTATTCTATTATCAGCTTCGGACTGCTTATAGTTCAGTCCATGCTTCTCGGCATCGATTACAACCATCGAATGTCGAACTGCACAAGCAAGTTCGTCATCGTTAGCGCCCTTCAATGTCATGTCAGTGATGAGGTTTGAAACAACACCCATTTCCTTCTGGGTCTGACCTTTGGTCATTCGTTTCATTCCTTCGATTGCAGGATATGCCATCTTAGGATCGAAGCCCTTGAGTCCAGGAAGTTCCTCTCTTGATGTTATCTTAACACCTGTATTCTTTCCATTACCAGCTGTAGGGATAACCATTACAGTATCACCATCGAAGTCCGCTCCCGAAAGTCGATCAGCTACATCTTTTGAGATACCAACAGCATCGAGTGCATTGCCGTATGTATTTTTGCCTTGCTTATTCTTATTATTGACTGTGAGTATAGGTATCTCAAACGTACCACCATGTGGAAATCGTATAAGCGCTACCTTTTCGCCGTCCTGATAAGTAGGCGCATAAACCTCATCGTTCTTTATATCGGTTAGGGGTAAGATTACTTTGTAGTTCTGCCTAGGAAGTGCTGCTGCGTCAAGATGAACTGCAGTTGAATCACAGTCCGAGGCAAAGCTCGCGAGGAGCTCTCTTTTAACAACAGGATTATCCAGAGAAAGTATTTCATCAAGATCTTCCTGTCGATTCTTTATAGACAAATCAAGCTGCTTTGAAATAAGCTGCTTATTCTGTTTGGATAAGAACTGTGCAGGAAGATGATCAGACCATTCTTCCCAATCGCCTTCCTCTCGGGTCTTATTAATAAGACTCTGCTGCTCTTTTCCATTGTCATCAGTGTACCAAGACTGACCACCACGCTCCTTGAGGAGAGCGCCGAACGGATTTTCGGGATCATCCTTGATTTTCTTGAGAACGTCCATCTTAGGCACGTCTTTGGTTTTGTTTGTGTTGAAACGGACATCGACTCCATCAGGAAGATCGTCAGCGTAGACTGCCATTCCCTTCAGGTATCTATTTCCGTCAACCAGAATTCGAACCTGCGCATAATGTGAATTGCCGAGGTCCAAATCTGCTACACCTCTACGGAGCTCGATTACGCCATCCTTGTTGACGCCACCGTCTTCGGCGTAGTTGATCATCAAACGCTTAGAATCCATAGATTTAGGATAAGCAAATGCCTTTTTGAACGAATCACCCTGATCATAGGAAATATAGTTCTCAACCGAATGAATTTCGTCGAAATTGAATATTTCCTTGTGTTCTGTACCAGGAGGACAGAGCGCTTTAACAGTAGTGAACTTACCAGGATTAGTAACCTGCTCCATTCGACCATTATAAGTCGGATAACCTTCGAGTTCAAGAATATAGAGCGCAGTTTTCATCATTTCTGGCGAAACACCTAGCTGCTCAGCAACACCTGAACCGACATCCAGTTTACCATCTTCGGCGACTCTCTTTTTGAGGAAGTCAGCTGTCTTCTGGGCCTGGTTCATGCGAGCTTCAGATGCTTCATTCAAGAGCGATCGTACTGTTGACTCAGCAATACCGCCCATACGTCTTCCGATCTCAGTAGCTCCATAACCCTTTTCAGAAAGTCTTCTTGCAGTCTCAACCTGAATAGCTCTTTCTTCGTTCTTGGCGAGAGATCGCTGAGTTCTGAACTGCGAAGTTGTAAGACCCATAGATTTAGCAACCTCGGTATCTGTCATACCAGTAGCCTTTAGTTCCTTTATACGACTGAGAAAATCACCTGCGTGCTGATAGGGATTCTCGCCAGATCCGTAAGGCCACCGACCAGATCGTCTTGGCATTCCGTAATGCTCGATAAGCCAAGGCTCTCTGTCAAGTTCCTCTTCAAAGTAGGCAAGATCTTCCATGCCCCAGATCATATTACTCCTCCTTCCTGTTTAGTTATGATATCAGAGAATCGTATTGCCTTATCCATAATATATTTTATGCGCTCTGGCTCAGGATTATGAATCACAACCTGATTGTTCTGATATATGCGTAATTCCATCTCAAGATCAGCCGGATTCTTCTTATACTCCAGACAGAACAAAGCTGCATATATTTCAAGCTGCTCCATGTGTGCTGGAACTACCCCAGTCTTGAGATCATGTATTCTCAGCATATTTTTTCGGAAACTTATGGCATCAGCCGTTCCAAAACAATAAGGAGAATAATATAATATTCTCTCAGGTGTCATCTTGTAGCCAATTGCGTCATTGACATAAAGATTGAGAGTCGCGTTGGTTTTCTGCAGCTTTACGCCAAGCTTAATACACTGTGCTGCAAGAGCGTGAAGTTCAGTTCCCTGAGCAGCTGCAAGGAAATTATTGCGAGTTTCCATGAGCTTGTCTTCGTCATAGTTTACCCAAGAATATTTACTCGCCGAGAGAAAGGCATGTTTACCTTCAAGCTTGGAATGATCGTTCCATATCATTGAGTACGGCCTCCTTATTCTCAGGGTAAATAAATGATGCATAGGACATGTTGTTCATCGTATCAACATAATAATCCTGATTGGGTTGATGAGACGCTTCGGCATCTCTCTTACATTCAAGAGCTGCCCAGTGTCCTTGATGTAAAACAAGTAAATCTGGGATACCCTGAATGTGATTTGGATCAGTCTTTAAAACCAGGCATCCTTCGAACCGATGCTTGATCTCTTTGACTAAACCAGATTGGAAGTCTCGTTCCAATTTGTTAGGGGATCGTCCTTTCATGAAAATTCTCCTTTCAAATATTTTGAGCAGGACCCAGCAGGTTGAAAGAGGAAGATAAGATGGAGGTCCAAACCATGGGTCGTCAGGGATTGGAGGATATATCAACATATGGAGGTCGCCAAGTCCTGCTCAAAAGATAAGAGAGAAAGTAGTTATTGTCTCTTTCTCTCCATAAAAGACCATGTTTCGCGCGCGGACATTTATCAATCTTCTACCTGACGATTGGAGGCTCTGGATAGGTCAAATCTTCGACCCTAACATCCAGCGCGTTTGCTATTTTGAACATATTACCCAGAGAAGGGCAACATGTTGCATGCATATAATTTGATATTGTTGGTTGAGATATACCCGTCTTAACCGAGAGGTCTGTCTGACTCATGCGTTTACGTGCCATGTGTCGGTTGAGTCTTAGAGCAAAACTCCTGAGATATTCATCCTCGGTATAACCTTCTTCAATGTCAACAGCAAGTACGTCAAGTCTGAAGTTCCTTCCATTCTCAGTATAGACCATTCGCTTGCCATGCATTGTGAATACAATCTCCCCATACCTAGCGTCGATGACGTCTGTAATCTCAATACCCTGCTGTAGATACTTGTCCATGTCCATCCAGAATACTTCCATTGTATAACCCATAAAATAGCCTTCCTTTCTTGATTTGTATGAATTTTTGATAAATTGCGGTAAAATCACAAAAATTTTAAAAATCTTTAATTAGCAACCGAAAAAATGGCATTTTTATTAATTTATTTATAGCCTATTAATATATTAATAAAAATGGAAATTCACGTAGGAGAAATAAAACAATATTTTTTATTTTTATCAAAAATTATTAATAAATTAATAGCCTATTAATAAATTAATAGAATATTGTTCAATCTTCGCCCAACAATCTCACAAAACTCGCCCATTACGACTGGTCTTGAGGACATAATCTCGGACCATCCTCTTGTCATCAGGCTTTGAAACTACTAGCTTTTTATTACAATCGATTGCTGAACAGCCTCTCAACTCACCCGTCATCAACATATAATGGCAGCACTTCTGATGATTACACCTACCAATATCTCTCCAATAAAAGCACCCTGCACAACTATTTTTACTTGCCATTTCAACCAACTCCTTAAATTCAAACATAATTTTAATAAAACGAAGAGTCCATGTAAGACTCCTCGTTTGCATTACAAATCATCCCAGAAAATATGCTTTCCTGAAATCAACAATGTGGGAGTTGCTAATATATCAAGTATCACTGTTAACCATGTACAACGATCTTCTATTGTTAAGATCGCCGAACAAGCTAACATAAATACCGCTAACATCAGCATAGTCCCATCAAGTCTTTTTCCGTTCATAATATATTCCTCCCTAATGAAATGTTCTTCATAAAGGAGTATGTATTAATCGCGTGTATCTTACTTTATATCATCCTCGTCCGAATCAACCGGATAAATGATCTCAGCGCCATCTTCTTCGTCCTCCGAGTCGTCTACATACTCAAAGAAGCATTCATCATCTTTAAATCCAACGAGGCCACGTATAGACCCGAATAGACCCACCACAATGAATGCAACCGCCGGTGTAATATCCTTAGCAATAGGGTCTATCTTAACCATGCACCAGCCAATGAGTACGCCAAGCACAATCATCGTCAGACCCTGAAAGAATAAACTCATGTCAGGCAGTCGCTTAGGACCATCAGATTTCTTTACTCTTACTTTCCATCGTTTCATATTAACCCTCCTCTGCAATGATATGGCCGCCCGTTACCAGCATGCTTCTCACCGCCAATTGACTCATTAGGAGCATACCCGCGCTCGCGCAGATATCCTTCGAGTGAATCAATACAATCAGCATTAGCCATGGAAGACGATAGTCTCATTTCACCGCCCATATTTGTGCCACGATATGTAAGATATACCCGACCGTGGTATTCCTCATCCGTTATCAAGGAGCAAACTTGATCGAAAACAATTTTAGGGACGTACATATAATATGCCGATCTTGAGTTAAGCCTTGCCATCGTGTCTCGCCTCCCAATCAGCATCAAACTTCTCGATGACTTTACTAGCCTCGAAAAGAGCCTTAACATCGATCTTATACTCCTTAAGAGTTTTTTCGATGCACACCATGTAATCGTGGATCTTAGACTCGTTTGTTTTCATCTCAATGTAACCAGACTTAGCTTCCTCATCGAGGTCGCCAAAGCAGATATCTTTCATTTCCTCATCAAGCTTTTCACCAAGATGAAGCAGCAAACGTCCCTCTGTGTATTCTTCAATCATTCTTCTTATAAGTTCCTTGTGAAAATGTGCATTAAGCTTCTCGTTAAGCTCCCTTGCGACATCATTATTCATTTCCTTCTTATCCATACCGATTTTCTCCTTTCAAAATTCAAATAAGAAAAGCTAAGAGAGCCTGTTATAGCTCTCTTTGCTTTAAAGATATAAATAATTTAGAGTTGTTAATAAATGGTATATAACCCACTATATCACCATACTCATCTATTTTAAACTTGAAAACCATCGATTTTTGATTAATGGCATCGTCTATTATCGGTTGTATTGCATTTTGTATATATTTAACATATGCCGGATTAACGTCTTCTAGATACTCCCCGAACGAAAATGGTTCGCCGGTTTTTCTCCATTCCTTATTAACACCGTCAATTGCTTCGTTAAAAATTTTAGCAACCGCATTATGATGCCCCATAAACCAATTAGTCATGGGTTTCCGTAAAATTTTTGGTATGTTGTTATAATGATAAAATACCTTGAATAACGATTCTTTCATTATATTACCTCCTTTCTCATAAGAGGCAGTGTTTTCTTCGCGGACTACTCAAACGTCCCAACATATTTGCCAACTACCCCTGCTGAGTCCTTTGAGTCGGTAGCTTTGAAGTATGCACCTTCTTTACGAGGATACATAAATTCGAACATGAGATAGTTCATAGCATCGAGAAGATATTCGGTATTACCTGTCTCCTCATATTTCTCAATACATCTCTGACAAGTAGGTATGGCCTTTACTCCATTAGGCTGAGTAAAGTTATCCGCAGCAGAGCCGTATTTGTAGAATGAGGTCTCAACTCGGTTTTTTCTTAGTTGATCTGCGCGTAGAGAGTATTCTTTGTTCAGATCAAACTTCGTCATCAGACTTCTCCTCCTTAATCCATTTCTCGAAGACATTGTAGTAAGAGCCGGTATTGCCCATCGTCTTCTTAGTAATTGCCATAGCCAGACCCTTCTCAGGATCAAACTTGTCCCCAGGCTGGCACTTCACAACTGTCTTAGTGCCGTCACTCCAGAATACGATAGTAGCAGGGTCGTTAAAGATGACATTCTTGATATAAATAGGTGATCTCGATACAACATCACCATCAAAGTCTGCACCAAGAGCCCCAATGCCATAAAGGGAATTAAGAAACCTCTTACATTCGAGTACATTGCTCTTACCCAAAGCTCGTGATGTTGTGATAACATCATTCATAATATAACGACGTATATCTTCGGGTATAATCTGAATATTATCAGTATCCAGTGTATATGTCTTGCCCGGCTTACACTTCTGAATCAGGTCGTACTTTGTGATCGGAATCATGTGATGAATTATCATAATAAAAACCTCCAATTTTTTGTGTAATTTTATAAATATATGCCTAAAAATCTCTTAGTTGATTACTTACTTCTCCTTTCCAGTAATCAGCTCAGAATATGGTAAACTCTCAATCCAGTCGCAGAAAGCCTTCCACTCATCAAGCTTATGACCTTTACGAGACTTGTACATATTTGCGAGAACTTCATAGTTAAGCATGATCGTACGCTTTTGATTATATGAACTAGGAAGAAGCTGAATTATTTGCCACCAGATATCTTTTTTTGAAAATTCAGCTTTGTATTCGTCCGTTTGCTTATCGTAGTTATTATAAATATCCCGATAGATGTTCAGTTCGTTAATAACAGATTCCAGCAAGCAATCGCTAATCAAATGCTCACAACTGAAATCATCCAGAGTAAGCTCCTTCTCTGCAATTTTATGCATGGTCGAACACGAGTTGGCAACCGTGCCGACCTTATATGTGTCGTATTCTTTCCACCAGTATACTGGTGCGTTTATATCCATTGATACCATGATCATGCGACGGAACTTGCAGTGATCGGTACCCGCGGCGCAGAGCTTCTTCATCAGAGCAAGATCATTGGGGCCAATAACTGGTAACCCGCTTCCTGACATATCGAATTCACTATCACTCTTATCCCAAGAGTTATAAGAGTTTCTCATGCCACGGATAGCCTCTTCCCATCCGTAAGTCTTTATTTTGGTTATCTCAATCATTTTTATTCTCCTCCTTCATTTCTGTTCTCCAAGTAGTATTACCATCGCCCGCATACTCAATAGTGGTTTTATTTTCCTCCTCATCTTTCTCCTGGCTCAGGATTTTCTTAAGTGTGGCCATACCATGTTCAATACCGCGAACCCCATTCCAACAACGACTGCAAGCTCCAAACGCCACTGCGTCCGATATTACACTCATATTGCGGGATATTTCTTTTAAGGTTTCCAACTCTTCCGCGGATTTACACAATATTGGTTCCTTGGGTGTCGGTCTATCGATTACCGGCTTGCACTTATCTGAGGCCACCTTCTCGACTCCGTATAACACAGCAAGGGCGAACTGATTTGCGTAAGTGTTAAATGTGAGCGGCGCAAATTTTATATCGATGACCTCTACGCTATCATTTTGTCTCATCCAAGTATTAAATTTTTCTGCAATCTCGACGAGCTCGCCTTTAAAGGTAACCATTCGATAATTAGTTGTCATTATATAGTCCTCTCTTTCTCTCTATAGAAGATAACAAGCACTTCTTCGCCGTCTCTAGAGAATCTACTCTCACGAAATTCGGTATTGATAATCTCTATACGATTGTCGTTTCTCACAAAGGTGTTGAAACGTCTTATGAGATCATCTATATAACCTACTATAATAATCTTATGATAATTTTTCATAGTGATCCACCTTTCATACTCCAATTATCTGTGATGCGATCATATCAGCAGTGTGAGTATAGAGAACATTATGATATATCTTAACAGCAGCCGAGTAGCACTGCCAATTCTCCTTGTCGTCAAACGCTCCCATATGCCAACGGATACAATACATTTCTTCATCAGTCAGTCCGCCCTGAACTGGCGTCATAACCTGCTGAGCCATCAGGGCACTCTTATCGCCGTGACCTGGCAGAAGCTTATTTTTATTGTAAGTCCATACTCCTTCATCATTTAAAATGTAGTCATCGCATTTACAAAGATCATGCAACATGCCAACAGTAATAGGGCTGCCTGAATGAGCCCAACGCAGCCCAAGTCTGTCAGTGAGGTTCCGTAACTCAGTAGCAACCTGCTTTGAATGATCGTAGAGTCCACCAATATAATTGCCATGATGACTAATTGCTGCTGGAGCTGTAAAGTAGCCGAGTTCGTCGAGGAAATTACTCAGTACGATAGGGTTGTTGACTCGGTTCAGCATAAATTCCCGGAAGTCCTTTATGTTCTTATCTCTTACTTCTTTCATCTCCGCCTCAACTTTAGACCTAGTTACAGATGGATCTTCGGTGGCCTTCTTAGTCTCGGTCTCGTCAACCTCAATTACCTTATAGATCTTTTCATTACTCATTGCTATTCTCCTTTTCAGATATTATTTTCACCTTATAACCGAGTTCTTTTTCTACCTCGGACAGGGTCATTTCCTTAGATGGCTCATTTATTATGCAACTCGCCATCGCCACAGGTGTATTGGTTTTGTTATTAGGGAGATAAGTGAGTTCGCCAAGTAACAGATTAGCAGAACCAATAGGCATAGTTATATCGTACGATACTGGACCCGTCCAATCTGAATGAAGTGTCGGCAACACGTTAACAGGAAACACATTAACAACCCTGGGAAATTCGACAAGCCACTCAAGTCCATCCTTCGCATAGCATCTATACACGAGGTCGAAATACCCTTCATCGGTATGAAAATCTGCCTTTTCTAACACAACCTTAGTGATATCCGATTCTTTTATATTCTTAGGGTTTATTACACCTCTTAACATTTTACCATTTATCATAATATTTCTCCTTTCCGAAAAGCTAAGAGAGCTTGTTACAGCTCTCCTGCTTTCGTTAACCAAACCTTTTAATATCGAATACAATTACTCCAAAAGCCAACCAGTTTATAATAGCTGGAATAACTAAACTGGCTATTGGACCGCCCTGTGCGACGACAGCAAATGCTGCCAATGTGCAGAGTGTCGCCAATATACAGCTGGTAATTCCCTGAATTATTAAAAATACTTTAAATACTTTTTTCATAATAAATTCCTCCTTTAATTAGTTGAGTTTCCTCATAAAGGAGTATGTAATTTACGCGATTATTCCTTAGCCTCAAAGTTAATAGGCTTATGGGAATTTATATTCCACGGCCTACTGAGGCACCTGTTGCACGGTTCCTCAGACTCTGACTGCTTATACCACTTACACTTGGGACAGTAGTCGGTATAGTAGCATTCCTTAGTTGGTGTTTCCATTATATTTGATCCTCCTCCATTTTAAGATTATCTGGCAGACGATCATACGCACGATTGAGTTTGATATCGCACGCCCTATCAATCTGCTCACTAGTAAATAATTCACTTAACTCAATCACATATATTGTAACGAGAACGTCAGCAAATTCTTCAAGAACGCCGTAACCATTTTCGTCAAGACCACGGTTGTACTTAGATATTGCCTGTATCAGCTCTGCGCACTCTTCCTGAAGAATGCAAAGGTTTTCCTTTGCGGTCACGGAATGTGCAATGCACTCCGCTTTAGCAATGTATGTTGCGGGGGAATTGTGTTCACTTTTGTCGTCATTAGTCATGCGCCTTATAAATTCCTCACAATCCACAATTACACATCCTTTCTTTTGTTCTTAACGTATCCCCAAATTATATTAAGAGCACGATCGTGATAGTTGAGATGGGCTTCATATCCAGCCTGATTGAGTATGTCGATTGTCTGATCAAGAACAACCTTATCAGTGTCGTTAAAGGTAATGTAGCATTCTGGTTTGCCTTCCCCGGCAGCCTCGTCGATTTTTGCCGCAATCTTCTCAACAAAACTGTCAAGTCCTTTTTTGCGAACAATCTCAGTAGCCTGAATCTGTACGTCTATAGCTTTCCTCAACATTATTTCCATATTATTCTTCCTCCTTATTAAAATATATGTGCATCACTCTGTCAATTTCGCCAACCTCAGTCGACGATGGCGTGGATGAGATGTGATATTTGTATCCCGCCCCATCAAGATTTTCTTTGAGCTTATCTATAAGGTCCTCACCAACATCCGATATATCAACATATATCTCGCTCGTCGTATCCTTGTCAACTATCTCGATATAGGACATTATGCATGCAACGAGACGAATATCGCGAATGATTTTCGTAGCGTCAGTCATGATCGTCCTCCTTATAGTCACGATCCACACAATAGTAGGATACCCAAGTTACATATCCGCAGCAATCGCACATATAACCTCTTCCACCTTGAGAATCCTCATCGAATTTCCTCAACTTTCTCTCACAATGTGGGCATATACCGTGATTGTAATCAACTTCCTCCCTGCGAATGAAAAGAAGTACCATTACTACCACAAAGATCAATGAGCACAAGAGCACAATACAACCTACTATAGGCATCTCGATTCACCTCCTTTCGCATGAGAAACTTATTCTCTCGTTAGCGGGCTGAACCCACCAGAATCTTTGCACAGTAGCGTCTTTATTACCGTCGAACATTTTATGGGCGGCAAGTACAGCACTACCGCGTTTTTTGTAATGTTGGGGATATAAGGACAATCCCTTGAATTCGTTATTTACTATGGTAATATGATAAATTACCCAATATTTGGTTTCTGTGTCCATACCAATATTCTCCTTTCAAAAATAAAAGACTTAAAAGACCTTGGGAATCGAACCCAAGAACTCTCGATCAACTCGAACGTGTTACCATAGTTACACCAGTCTTCTCATAATACACCATGCATTTTTCGCGAATTATTGTTGAAGGACTCGTAGAATCGTCCTTCATTGAATTTACCCTTAGCCTTCAAAGCTCTGGTTATTGCCCTGTCGATTGGACTTCTCGATACAAGATGATAATACCACAGATTCATATAAGGCGTATTGAGGCGATCAATTCGTCCCTGTGCTTGGTTCATTATTCGCCAACTATAATTCTGAGAGTAGAATATTATAGTATCGGTAGTGATACAATTCCAACCCTCGGCACCTGCAGCATAATTGACCAAATAAACCCATTTACTTGATGTAGGGACGGGTTCGTGCTTATGCCCATTCCACTCAGCAATTTCTATGTCATCGCCATAATCAATAGACTTGAGTATATCCAACTCGAAATCATAATTGTAGAAGATGATGGCAGTGGGATGCTTCTCAATCAATTCAAGTAGAGCTACCACGCGACTCTCATCACTAAAAGTAATCTGTCGAAGAACACTACAGAATTGTGCAGCATTTTCTATAGGCTCTCCTTCCAAATTTTGCCGTGTCTTAATGACTTGCGTTATCAACTCGCCATCATATCTAACAGCAATTTCTTCGTGGTGAGAGGTTGTCTTCCGCTTGAAATCCATATCCACAAGTAATTCATCTCGATGCTGGATAAGCAATTCGACATTTATATATTGCAGCACTTGAGGGAATGTGGTTCTCGGATTATAGACAATGTGATAATACTCGAACTCGCTTTTATTTCGGTAGAACCCATTGGCAATGAATACCGCCATGTAGTCCTCCCATTTGTCGCCAGGAGTAGCGGATAACAGTACCCATTCGTTATTCCTAGCAATCTTTATAAAGGTTTTTGCCCATTTTCCGTATCCAACGACACGCTGTTCGTCAAATATGAAGAAGGCATCTTTAACATTGACATATTTTTCTATATTATTCCAACTGTCAACAATTACTTGATTATCGTATTCATTAGCATCTGGATGTGGAGACAGCAAGAATGGTGCCATATCGACCGACCATTCTGCCGTATCTCTCTTCCTAGCAGTTGTAATAATATATAAGTCTTTTGGGCGGGTCATCATAGAAAACTTCTTAGAAGTGTCATACAAATCACCACCCATTCGACTGTAATAGTATGCCAACGATGTCCGGCTTTTACCAGAGCCAACTCCGCCACAGAGAATGCAACCATTATGCATTTTTCTTATAGCATCGAGTTGATAATCATACATTGGTACACTACTCATCTATGCAAAAACACCCGATTCCTTCTGCGGCAAACGTGAACATTGTTGTAGCCATCTCTTCTTATTGCATTATCGTATGACGCCGCACAAGAAGTGGCATTGCGATAGGGACCCACATCAATCTCAACGGCAGCATAATCTGATGCAAGAAAATCATCAAGAGTACCTACAACATCATGATAGCAGGACTTCTCTTCTCTCATGTCATACCTAGTAGGTATGACGTCGATGGGTGTCATTCTTGGCATAACAATTTTCTCCTTTCATTTTTTAGCATTAGTGATGCATGTACTTCATAGCAAAGGGATCCGCAGCCAGGTCCTGTGTGACGTACATAGTGTTGACATAGAGTGTCTTACCCCGGTCCCATACACGAGGGTTGAGGAAGACATCAACATTTGACGCTCTGATAGTATCGAGCACACTCACACTCTCCGGATCAAGCAGTACCGGCTCGTTATCGCCCACAACGAGGAATATGCGAGGAGGGAACTTAGACTCATAGTTGATTATCACAGATACAAAGAATGTGGGGATAAAGCCCTCTTCTTCGCCCTCACGAGGCACCGTCTGCTTGACATTAAAGCCTTCCTCGATCATCTGCATAGCAAGGTTATGATCAGGAATGATGACATTTGCCTTGCGCTGATTGCTCTTGAACCTGTCTCGGTTGGGGTCACCGGCGAAGTTAGTGTCAAAGATAAAATGAGTATTTTCGAGAATGATACGATTGTTTTCCATAATAAAATTCTCCTTTAACTTATAAAATATTTATTTTGATCAGAAGGGGAGCGCCCCGGGAATTTCCCCGAAGTACCCCTCATCCGATGCAAACCAACCTGCATCACAATAGAGCGAGATCGACTCTATTGCGTCGTTGACAAGCTTTATATAATACGACTTATCAACCTTATCCTGAAGACCAAGCTGTTCGACCTGTTCAGTCTCCATCCATAGGTAATCCTTGGTACCGCCGATAGAATAATATTTACCATCGGCTTCACGATAGAGTTTACCTGCACCTACACCCTCCTGCATAGGACAGAACAACCCAACTTTACCAACGAAGATGTAGCTGTGTTCACCCTCGGGAAGACCCTCGCACATGTCAAGGTATATCGACCCACGGCACTCCTTTGTCTCACACATATCCTCGAACGCTATCTCCTCTTTACTAAACAGGGTCTTGAATACATATGGTACGGCAAACTGAGTGCCAGTTGCAGTCCATTCGCCACTATTTTTGTGGTTCTTGCCAGGACAATAGCCGTAGAGAGACATGCATTTCTCCTCGGTAGCATATTTGGCAATGTAGACTGCATTGTTTACCAGACACATCTTCTCGTAAGTGGCCTCGTGTTCGAAGGTATAGCCATAGCTTAAGCCATAGTTATACACGAAGTCAATTATCTCAGGAGTAGCATCAGGTATTTTGATCGAGTCGGTCTTGATATGAGCAACCTTGAAGCCACGCGCCTCAACCTCGTTCTTCAAATTAACCATGAAGAGAGCGCCACGCTTGGCAACAATGTTGTCTATATTTCTGGCATCCTTGAACGGGTTCTCAAACTTGGCCGATGTGAGACCATATACGGAGTTGATAGCAGTCTTCAACGCATTCGCCAGTGAGCCTGAGGTCATTTCGCCGCTCAGTACTTTCTGGATATAAGGTGCCAGCTTGCCATCAAGCATGCCGTTTACAATGTCCCAAGCCTCGTGCTTGATTGATACACGACCCTCGACAATATCACGGAATGCTCGAGTGAACCTTGGTCCAAACAGACATTCTGCAATTGCAGAATGAGGGTGCATGGATGATATGTCGAGTAACGCCACATTACCATACGCATCCGGCTTAGCGAATACCCAACCTCCCTCACCAACGACCTCTCCACGATAAGTTGATTTACCGAATTTGAATTCGTAGCCTGGGAAGTAAGGCAGAAGTGACTCTCTCTTATCACCGCTACCCTCATATCCGTAATGCTTCTTAGACATCATCTCAGGGCATGCTTCCTTGAGAAACGCCTCGACTTCAGGATCCATGCAGGTGACTGGTTCAGCAAGATTTCTGTAACAGAATTCATTCTGAGGTTTACGATTTGTACCAAAGATGATTCTCGTTGTGAGACTATTGGTCGAATCGTTTACGGTCATTTCTGCTAAGTCAGCCAGAATTTCTCTTGCTGTCCAGTCGGCTTCAAGGTAGTGGAATGCAGCCTTAGTTGCCCTAACATCGTTCTTACAATATTTTACAACCTTAGGCCATAACTCCTCAGGTACGGGCTTGTCCCAAGGCAGACCGAGTTCCTGATGGTGAATACCCATTTTGATCTCAAGCTTCTTAAGGCTCATTTTATTGCTTGCTGAAGCGAAGTCGTAGATATCCGTGTAACTCAGGTTATATGCCTCACGGAATTTGCCGTCCTTATGGTTGCCGATGATAAGACCAGATTGCTGATATATTTGATCATTGTCATATCCTAACATTCTCGCATAAAGAATGTGGTTGTCATAATTTCTGTTATTAAAGCCCACAAGTTTGGTAGATGTGAGCTTATTTATGTCTTCTGCTGTTGGGTTGATTAATGCAGATACTTCGTCTGAGTCATCGGACATGAAACATACAACAAAGAGATTAGGAAAGACTTCCACATCATAAAATACGATGGGCTTCTCGTCCTTTAACTCTGCGTTATCCAACACAAACTCGTCAGCCGACTTGAACTGCATCTTGTTAACCATTTTGATACAATAGTCAGCATGATTAGTCGAGCCGGCCGCGAATGCCAGCACAGCATTTCTTAAATCTCTGACATCATACTGAGTGCCCGCCTTATAAGCATCGTCCAGTATCTTGTAGATAAAGTCAATACTTGGCTTGGTGCCTGGATGATACTCTTTCTCCAGGTTTCTAAGAATGAGAGTACGAATTGCCTTTTCATTCTTAATAGTATCTTGATTTACCACCTTGTCATCTCCTTTCAATGGTAAACCTGAACTGATATTGGCGATAGGAAGATTGTTACACTTGGTGAGCTTTCTTCTTAATGCCTGCTTACCGGTGAATACTTTTATCTCAACATTTTCTGAATAGATTCTGCTGAGTTTAGTCGGATCACCAGTGTAGATGTAATGCAGATGTACGCCGCAGCCAGACTTACTCAGTTCCGCATAAGTAGCCGGCCATTTAGCAGCCTCTGCAAGATTTGCTTCGAGACTCTTCTTACCATCGACCTTTAAATCGAAGTCTATTACAATATGATGTATGTCTGAGAACAGCACATAATGCAATAAAGAGGTGTCAATATCCGACAATTTGGTGGTTACGTTATCCCATTTTGATCGAGGGGCGCCTTCCTCGGATGCATACTGGGCATAGCAATCTGCACACATTTTGTCGAATATTGAGATATTTGAGTCTAATATCAGGGTTTTGGAGCCATTTTGAGCAGGTGCAGTGATAGAAGTATCATTTGATTCGTATCTATCGCCTCTAAAACCCTTATAATAGCCCCTCGCATTGGTACCATCAGCTAAGGTATACTTATCAAGGTATTCGTCAAAGTAATTCTTCAACTCTTCCTTGAATACTCGCTGTGGGAATGGATAAGCTACCTTTGCATATTCACAATAGTTCTTATACATCTCCCAAGCTATTTTGAGAGATACGCCGTTGTCCCTTGAGAAGATCAAATAACTATCCATAACGAAGTTGTAGAAGTCATTCGATGCCCCCATCATACCAACAGGGATATAGTCATCGTAGGCATGCTTGTCGTCTAGATACACATTCAAGCACTCATTAGCAATACCCCCGAGCTCGAATGGGATCATGCCTTTGAGTCTATCATAATCTGCACGATTAAGAAGCCTACCAGATGGTGACACGTCAATGAGTCGTCTTATCAACCCTGATTTAGCATCGGTAATTTTTACTGGCTTGTTTGTACCCATAAATAGGAAACACTTGAAGTCAGTAGCATAAGTTGATTTAAACTTCTCATTGACTGTCATCTTCTCATGTGACACTAAGGAATTTAATCGAGTATTGTCCTCGATTCTGGAAAGGTCACCATCATGCTGAATAGCAACCAACGGGTTTGATTTGAAAGCCTCAAGCGCAAACTGATTGCTTGATGAACCCAAGGATTTCGCATCAAATACCGAATAGTAACCCTGGAACAATTGTTCTACAATGTTGAGGATTGTTGATTTACCCGTACCCTGTGCACCATAGAGAACCATAAATTTCTGAATCCTTTTGGAATCACCGGACACGATAGCGCCGATCGCCCACATCAATTTGTGAGCTTCCTCCTCATCATAGAGGGTATGTATCATCTGATCAAATGCTGGTGTTGGAGCATTCTCGAGTGGATAAGGTAACCTCTTGCTCGCGTAATCCTCTTTTTTCACAGGACTGTTTGCAAAGACAAGAGTCTCGTCTAATGGGTGAAATGAGTCTCGCATCTGACGCTGACAATATCTATGCCATGCATCAATCATGTTTGACTCTGCATCGCACATGTAAAGCACGATTGCCCCATGCTCGATATTCTTTTCAGCAAGATACTTGTCAATCTCGGCATCAATCAGATCAAGCGCGTCTTGTTCATCAGTGCTCCAACGCCCCTGCTCGTCAAGCCAGATGGCATAGAAATCCCCGCCTCGAATCATCAAGTCTTTTGACTTAGTAATTCTGAAGCGAGGATATACGACTGTACGACCTTTCGAGTCCGTTCGAGTAGACACTCTGAAGAAGTCTAGCATCTGGACTCCCCCTTTTTATTCTTCTGTTGTGTCAGTTTTGGTTTTCTCATTATAGAGATTAAGTTCAACGTTATCAAGCCTGTCTTTGAGTTCCTTGGCTCTTGTGTTGGCCAGTGATGCGGTTACGAGACCAATTACGCCGAATACGACACCAACTGTGCAACCAACATTGAGACGAGATACATTTTTGTCAAGGAGGCCGATAGCTCTGTCCATAATGTTCATGTCGTCGGCCATTGCTTTAACGCAGCTGGTCAGCCCTTTGATGCAATCGGAGTTGTTATTGATATGCACGGTAGCATCATGAGACCAAGCCACAGTATCACAGATGAAACCAAGCACCTTCTCGGTAACATTTCCATTGTTCATTGTAGTAATTTCGTTCATAGTTATATCCTCCATTTTATTTAAGTGTATTAAGATAGCGCATTGCCTGGTACCATATTTCCAGGTTACGCATATCCACGGTGGGATCCGCAACGGTGAATAAGCCACCTCGTCCAGATGGCATGTACTCACCTGCTTCAAACCTGTTTATTATTTCCTGTACATCGACAGGGTTGTAATGTTTGTCATCATACCCGTCAAGGCCTAATGACACGATCATAGCATAGAACCACACACCCGTTCTGTCACCTTCAGCATCATCGGCCATAATCTGCTCCTCGATGCGGAGTGCGAGTGCCACCATCATCTCGAGCATTGAGCAGCCGTCATTTTGATCAAGGATTGTTGTTATCTCAGATGGCGTAAGGCCTATCTCATGTCCGAAACGCTGTCTCATGGCCCGTCCATCCGACTCTCGGTTTTCGTCCATACGGTTCTGATATACAAATCGTATGTCATGAAGCTGTGTACAGAGCTTCTTGTAGAACTGGAGTCCAGTCTTATCTACGAGCCATTTGACATAGTCGCGTTCCTGGTGTGGATGAATTCTCATTTTGATCACCTCACTTTACATCTAGCGGGTTGTCCGGAAAGGCATTGTCATAGTCAGGCGGTAAATCTGAATAATTCATATCCTTTCGATTTATCTCGTAATCGATCATACGAGCATCGTTACGTACCCATATTTGTACCGTATTGAAGTCATCGAATGCATGGATAGCATCAAGTCCGATTACAGTTTCGGGGTGCTCGATCTTAACGCCCCAGCTATCAGCTAAGACCCCGTCATCATACCAATCAAGGTCAAGTAGCTCATAGTCATCGCAGTCACCCACCTGATTTGGATCGATGAGATAAGGCTTGTCTTCTGCATCGGGATTGGATACAGATTTCTCCATAAGAATCTCGCCTACGCCAGGTTCAACAACACCTTCTTCTTTCTTCTCAGGCTGTGAATAATTTGTATACTCATTCACCTGACGAGTGTATTTGTTGAACTCGGGATCATCCTTGTCACTGTCAACGTAATTAGCTATTGCACCGTCTTCACGATACTTATGAATTACCCCATAAGCAGCTTTGACGCCAGCAATATCTCGATAAGCTTTTTCAGCGTATTTCTTCTCGAAGTATTTCATTGTGGAGACTACACCAACGGCAGCCCCCACAATAAACGCCAATACAACCTTAACTGTATTGTTCATTTTGATCACCTCACCACTTTACTCGAGACATGATGTTGTCTGAGCAGTTGAAGTTTAGCCATACACCCTCGCGACCGCTATCCGTTACAAAGTTAGCAGCAGAGGGGTTATTGTAATCAAAGATGCCGAAAGATATCTGATGAGTAGGTCCATCGGGATCAAATATCCAGCCGGAGAACTGTCCTTCAGGTGTTCTGTCGAGACCGAGATCGTCTCTTACCTCGTTTTCGAACATGAAGCCGGTTGCACGAAGTTTATCATTCGCTGCCTGCTCGTGTGCTTTAAGGAACATAAGATTGTAATTATTGTAGGGGTCACGCTCATAGTTTACATTGCATTCATCAAAGAGTGCAGTATGAGGCGCCTTGTCGATCTTCTTGACTTCCTTGGTTTCAGTCTTTACCTCGCCGGTCTCAGGATCGACGGTCTCGGTCTGTTCAAGCTCAACGCGCTCATTACGATAAAGCTTCATCTCTGCTTCATCACCGATAGCACCAGCAACACGCTTACGATATTCTCTGAATGATGTATCAACAGCAGTAAACGCAGCCGACAGCGCCGCATTTCTGCGCATCATAATGTTATTGGATCCGAGCATGCATGTGATAGAAGTTGCAGACAGAAGAATTGTAGGTGCATATACCTTAGTGAGATACCATGCGGTGTCGAGATATACCTTTGTCATAGCCTGAGCATCTTCCTTACTCAGCTCGGCTTTTTCGTTACCCTCTTCATCGAGGTGAATTTCTTCGATTTTGATCTTGGCTTCCTCGATAACAGGAATAGCCTTCTTTGTACCCATAATAGCGCCGACGATAGCACCCGCACCTGCCACGATAGCACCCGCGATAAGAAGCTTAGGTGAGTTTTCGATTGCTGCAAACTTAACGTTTGTCATAAATTTACCGATAGTGTTCATGATTTCCATATTATTTTCCTCCTTGAATTATTTATTGATGGGATAGGGGTTCGGCAGCTTAACAATGTAACAATTGCCATAAGAAACTACACGTGCATCTCTTATATCTGTCCAACCCCATTTGTTATCATTATAGTTGGGAATGATTCCAGCAGACTGATAGAAATCGCCTACAGATGCAATACCATACTCGGCGATCAACTCGAACATCTGGTCAAGCACCTTTTCGGCATCGACTCTTGTTGGGAATTGCACTGACTGATAATCAAATACAGATCCGGTTCTCGCAGGTGTTGGTGGACCGTTATACGATGCATAATAAGGTGTCACTTGAGCCTGCTTGTAATATCCTCCGTATGATGTATATGGGCTTCCACTATACCCTCCATATCCGTATCCACGATTATTATGTCGAGCCTCGCCGAACAGTAGCATATCAACGCCGTTTGATATAATACTTGATGCCAGCTGTTTGAGGCCTGGTACAATCCAGTCTCTGAATATGGTGCCACTGACCGTTTTCAGGTCTGTTGTAATAAACTTGCCAGGATTAGCAGTAGGTTTCTTAACCGCCTGCGCCACAGCTTTAATTTCCTTCTTAGGGGTATTTGTTGGCATATTTGCCTGTGCCATTGTATCATCTCCTTATTTTGATCAGAAAAGCTAAGAGAGCCTGTTACAGCTCTCTCGCTTGACATCTTTACTTTGTTTCAGTCTCCTCATTTTCTGTCTGAACCTGAATGTCGGGAGCTTCGGTTGTTTCAGTTTTAACTGTTGCCTGTTCCGCCGATACCTGCTTTGACTCCTTCTTAGCTTTGATCCTAGCCGCAATAGCTTTGCCACCCTTGAATGCCAGCTTGACGAGTGCTGCTACACCCACGCCTGCCAGCACCGAGATGCCAATGCCCACAGCGACTGTACCCTTGTCAAGACCTTCGTCTTCGTCACAAGTGTCTTCGGATACAGGAACAATATCTGTTGCCTCTACCTCAGTCTCGTTCTCCATTACTTCGTTGTTCATCATTTCTTCCATGATTAAAACCTCCAATAAAATTTAATTTTTGAGATGTCTCTCATAAGAGAGTGTGTTTTTATCGCGAATTACAGAACATGCCTAAAGTCTGTTCTTGGCGGTATTTCAAAATCGACCGTCATCGCAAGTCGATTATCTGCTGTGAGCGTGGACCCAAATATTGGATCGATGTATCCGCGGTCTATGTGCCAGCCAAGTTCGTGACCCAAGGCAGTTTCTTCAAGTCCTACTTCGTAATAGAACTCATTGAGAGATATATAATTATCATCTCTCATCTGCCGATTTAGGTCATTGCAGGCTTTTTTGATATCCTCCATTGTAGAGTAAAAGTATCTACCTGAGTAGCGCTCATAGCAAAGAAGTTTGCCATCTGCATTAGCAATAGCCACAGGAGCAGGTGTCGTAGATGCATCAACTGCTTTTTTTGCTACCTTATCCTGTATTTTTTGCTTAACCTCAGGAAGTTTCTCCTCCGGGACCATTTCTTTAATCTGCTCCTCAACAGATTTCTTATAGTCTCTAAATGCCTGATCTGA